CTACGCCGCCTACGCCGCCTACGCCGCCAACACCGCCGAAAGAAAATGGCAAGCGGATAGGCTTAAATTTTATTTAGAATTGTAACGACGAAGGGGGTAAAATAATGGCAAGAGTGCGTAAGTTGGATCCGGATCGGGACGGTGAGGCGGTTATCTCTGTTGTGTCGGATAATTGTCATCAGAGTGGGGAGTTGTTCGTGGTTGGTGAGGGGAAAGAGGCGTATATGACGGTTCATTACCAGGGCGGGATCGTTGCGTTCTCCGGGCCAAAGACGCTTCGAGCGATCGCTGAGGCGATTAAGAAGGCACTGAAGGGGTAATAATGCCCCGTCCTCCAGCTGAGAAGCGCTGTGTTCATTTACGGAGGGCGTCCGAGCCGTGTCCCGAGTGCGAGCGTGATATCGCAGATGGGTATGTGTCTGAGAGAAAAGTGTACGTTCGACAGTTGATTTATCGTTATCGATTGATTTATACTGGGAAATGCTACTCCTGCCGGGGACCGAAGGATAATCGGTACGAGCAGCAGTGTGATGAGTGTAGGGAGAAGCAGCAGAGGAGGGTGAGTACGAGGAAGGGATTTGGGAAGTGGAAGAAGGGCGGTCGAGGGAGAATACCGAAGAGGTATAAGGAGGAGAAGAGTGAGACTGTCTGAAGCAATACGAATGGGTAGTTTGCTGATCGAGGAGCCGCGAGCTACGGATATTAACGCTTGTGCTGTGACGATGGCGTGTAATGCTATTGGAGTGCAAGTTGAGTCGGAACCGCTGGCGAAGGATTACTATAATCATCTTCTAGAGAACTGGCCGTGGTTGCAGGGTAAGACTGTGACGTGCCCGTTCAAACGGTATGAGCTCACAGGCACGACAATTGTCTGGTTGCCGTTTGATCAATATGTGATGTCGGGTAAAATGACGATTGACCAGCTCGCGGATTGGATCCGATCGATTGAGCCTGAGGAGCATGAACCAACGAATAATAATCCTCTTGACGAAAATGACGTTTTGTCATATTCTAATCCCGTCGCAGTACACCACAAGTAATCAACCAGGAGAAAAAATGATCGAGGATACAATGACAGAGAATGATTTTTTTAGCGTGCAGGAGTTGGAAGTTCCACCGTCGGCGCCCGATGCTCATCGCGCGACGATCGTTAGCGTTGAGGGTATTACGAGTAAAGAGAAGCTGACGCCGGGGGTGAAGATTAGCTTTGTCTCACGCGACGTGCCGACGCTCGAAACGAACAAAGTGATCTGGCTCCCGAAGCAGTACGTTGAGCAGTTGGGGAGCAAGTCGTTCGATCCACGGACGTTGGATGAAAAGGCTCAGGTGTCTTTCCGTATGTCCGTTGCGAACAGTGATAAGACGGCAGAGCTACAGACGCTCGTTTTCAATCCTAACAGCGTTGCGCGTTCAGCTGGCCGGGATCCGCAGGAGCTCGAACTCACACAGCCAGTGGACTTCGATAGCTACGTTGCGAACATCTCCGCGATGCTTGTTGGCGTTGAGTGTATTATTACTCGTCGCGAGCGTGGGGGAGACGATCCGGCGTTCAAGCATCAGCTTGAGACGAAGCGTATCTATCCAGCAGATGCGTATGAAACCAATCCAAAGGCATTTGCCAAGTACCAACGGGCATGGGAACAGTAGAAAATGGGTGACTGGGACGATAAGTACGGGGTAGAGTACAAAGCATTTCACTCGCACGGCGTAGATGTACTGACCCGACTGATGCGTCTTGGGATGATTACGGCGGGCGTGGAATACAATTCAAGTTCGCCGATTTCTATGAGTTCTATAATCATCTTGGCCCTCGCCCTAAAGGATACACGCTAGATCGTATCAATAACGATGGTCACTATGAGATTGGTAATGTACGTTGGGCTACATGGTCTGTCAATCTGTATAACAAGCGGCCTCCCGTTAGAAAGAAAGGATATAAGCTAACGGCTGAACACGCGAGAAGGATTGGTGAGGGCCATCGTGGGCTGAAGTACAACCGTAAAAAGTTTGCGGAGTGAGAGTAAAATCCCCGTGGGTGGGGCGTGCGCTCTCATTCCGTGATCACTTTGCGGAGGAGCGTTAACTCGTGAGGGTTAACAAGGCTTGTAACCGTGCCTCCTTTCCTCCTCCGCAATTCATTGTAACTTCACTCCGTCACCGACGCGTCTCGCAACGGCACGGGTGAATGCTGATCGGGCCGAGGGATCGAGACCGAACTCCCGGTTCCTCGCCTTCAGCGAACGGCGCCGAGGCCCAACTCGGACCTGTCCGGGGGCGTGCGGGCGTACCTGCTCACACGATCCCCCGGATACTTCTCTGGCCACAAAGGATGAATATGAAGAAGATTATTCTTTTGTTGCTAGTGAGTGTAAGTGTAGCGTACGCGCAGACGGACGGGCCTGCGGCGTTACCGAGTCAAACATACTACACACCTACTCCGTTCTCAGCTACTCCCTCAGCGAATATCCAAGTAGTCGTTAAACCAACGGATAATCTTAACGCCGTGTTCGCAGCAGCGAAGCCCGGGACGATTTTCCTTCTTCCTCAGACTGATTTCGATACGGCTGTAACGATCGTTGGCCCGAAGTGTACAGCGACCGCGTGGTGCTACATCCGCGTTAACGCACCGGATAACTACCTCCCGAGTTGGTCGACGCGATTGAAAGGACCAGAGTACTATAGCAAGCCCGGAGCGCTGCCTCGTATTGTTATTACGACATCAAGCGCAACGGTGATGCCGGGGCAGTTCGTTAGATGGTTCGGTGTTGAGGTCACGAGGCCTAGCGGTACGGGCGTTGTGTATAACCTGATGAACTTCAGCGGATCGCATGATGTGGTGATTGATCGTATGTGGTTCGCAGGGACAGCGATTGATGAGACGAACCGTGGGATTATTCTGAATAATACGTATAATGTTACGATACAGAACTCCTGGTTCAGCGAGTTTCATTGCAGGGCGTTAGTAGGGGCGTGTGGCGACAGCCAAGCTATTAGCGGTGGCGGATCGACCGTTGCTGACGGTAATTTCAAGATCGTTAATAATTACCTTGAGGCGGCGGGTGAGAATATTATATTCGGGGGCTCGCCTGCGTTATTCACTCCGTCGAATATAGTGATCGCGTACAATGATTTCAATAAGCCATGGGCGTGGAATCCACATGACCCGACGTACGCGCCGACAGTTGGTAAGGACGGTCTACCGCACCCGTGGATCGTCAAGAATTTACTTGAGCTGAAGAATGCGTCGAGAGTACTGATCACGGGTAATCGAATGACGAATACTTGGGGTGGGTTCACGCAGGTCGGGGCGGGGGTGTTGCTCACTGCGAAGAACGCCGGGACGAACGGCTGTCCCGTGTGCCAAGTCACCGACGTAACGATCAGATATAATTACATATCGTACGTCGGCCAAGCGTTCCAAATTGGGTACTCACAGAGTGATCCTGGGTACTGGCCTGCGGACGAGGGGAGGATATCGGTACATGATAATCTCGTGGATCATATCCAGTATCCTACATGCTATGCTTGTGGCTCGTATCCGATCGGTATTGGTGCGGGGTACTCATCGACGAACGTTCCTCCAGCGACGTTACACGATGTCGTTATTGATCATAATACGTTCCTCAACGACGGCTGGATGACGTACGCGTCGTCGCCGGTCGGCACGAATGCGCAGGGGGTGTTGAATGTTGCCGCGCCACCCACCGGCACGCCGAATATCAGCTTTACGAACAATGTAGCGGACCCGGGGCAGATGGGGGCTTACTCTAGCGGAGGCGGGGTCAATAATTGCTTCAGTGTTACCGCTGGGTCGTTGGCACAAGAGTTCGCCGCGTGCTGGACCGGCACGTCGTCGCTCACTGGGAATAACTGGTTGCCATCGTCATTACCTTGGCATGGGCGGTCGCCATGGCCTGCAGGTAACGGAGTGAATGCGTCCGCCGGGGCGAATATGGTGTTAGTTAATACGGCTTTGGCGGGGAGGAAATGAGCGAGAGTGAAGGGTATCAGAATCACCATCCAAGTGGGTGTAGAGGTTGTCCGTTAGATAAGACTGGTAAGGGATTTGTATTGGGATGTGGCGACCCAGCGAAAGCTAAGTTCCTCGTTGTACTTGAGGCGCCCGGGAGTCAGGAAATTAGCTTCACCCTGACCCCGAACGCCCACCGGTCGTTTCTATCAACGAAGGAGGAGTGTGAGGAAGAAATTAGTATTCGACAAAGAGACTATCCCGAGCTTTCTAACGGAAGCATCCGAACTGGTGTACCGGCAGTCGGTCCCACGGGGCTTGCTCTACAACACTGGATCTGGGGTAAAGTCGGGATCAGGAGAGAAGACGTCTTCATCGACAACACGATCCGGTGTCTGCCTCCCAAAGGGAAAAGTGGCACGCCGTATCCTACGGGCGACTCGAAAAAAGCTGCTGAGCAGCATTGCCGACAATATGATCGTATCGGCGCGTTTCGACCTGATACCGTTGTTCTTGGATTACATCCGAGTGGAATTTTGCGAGAAATTACTCCGCTCCCGTTGGCAATCAAAGACTTTGAAAAAGTTAGGGATTTCACCGCACAAGGCAGACGAGTGCTTGCACTCCTTGGAGGAAAAGCTGCTGCAGCTTTCATGCGATATGCAAGCAATGTTACGAAATGGCGCGGGCATTACGCCGCCCTCCCAGAGAACTGGTCCGAAACATACAAGGAAGCTTTCGCGTACACGGGTAAGCAAAAGAAAACGAAGAAAGTAGTTGCTAAGCCTGAGGAGTTGAGTGATAATTGTAAGAGTTGTGTGAGATATAAGGGTCGTAATCCTCCTAAGAACCCCTGTAGAGCTTGTTGGTTGAAGTACGAGTCCGCGAATGATATTCAATCGTCAGTTTGCAATGCCTAATAGTGAGACGTTTAAGATAGATCCAATTACGGATTTACTTGAACGTTGGTTAATGGGTAAGGTATTGCCACAAGGCAGCTCATTAGTTATCGTCGATCCATTTGCCAGGAATTCAAATTGGGCAACTATAACTAATGATTTGAATCCGAATACTACTGCTCAGTTTCATTTACCCGCAGAAGAGTTTGTACAGAATCATGTGGCTGACGGCGCTGCGGATGTTGTTCTATTTGATCCACCCTATTCTCCTCGACAGATCAGTGAATGCTATCAGCATATTGGTAAGAAATGTAGTACCCAGGATACGCAGAATGCGCGTCTATACAAGCGAGTAAAAGACGGTTTAGATAGAATGCTCCGACCAGAGGGAATAGCTATCTGCTGTGGCTGGAACTCGATGGGATTCGGATTGAAGCGTGGGTATGAGATGCTGGAGATTCTTCTTGTGTCTCATGGCGCGGTGCACAATGATACGATTGTGACTGTGGAGAAAAAGAAATGAAAGTTGCGTATATTGCTGGGCCATTTCGCGATGCCACTTTTTGGGGTATTGTACAAAAGGTACGAGCGGCTGAAGCTGTTGCACTCAAATATTGGAAGCTCGGCTACGCAGTTGTTTGTCCTCATACGAACACAGCAAACTTCGATGGCGCGATCCCAAAAGAGATGGATCAAGTTTGGTTAGAGGGTGATAAGGAAATCATGCGTCGGTGTGATGTTGTCATTGCTTTACCGACATGGAAACAATCTTCAGGGGCGACAGATGAGATTAATCTTGCTATTGAACTCGGTATTCCAGTGATTTATGAAGACTAATGTACAAATTCCTGCCTGAGTTACCGTTCGTTAACCGTGATCCTGAGGTCATTGATCTACTTGAGGGCGATGTTATTGGAAACGACCTTGAGTGGAATCAGTCTGGTCAGCCGACGATATTGGGATTATCGGACGGTGAGCGGACGGTCAGTGTTCCGTTCGAAGACGGTGTTGATCAGTTCAGGGAGTTATTATCTCGACCTGAGATACGATGGGTCGGGCATAATATTGTCGCGGCGGATTTGTTAGTCCTAGAGAAACTAGGGTTGAAAATGCCGCTTGAACAATGCGAAGATACTATTATATATATGTGGTTAGTTAATCCTAATCTAGCAAAATCCACACAAAAGGCGGCGTTAGAAGAAGATGGCGGAGAACGAAGAGGACGTGGTTTCTTCAATTTGTCAACCTTGCTTAGTATCTATTCAGATCTGTCCCATTACAAAGACTGTCGCGGAGAAAATTGTACAGGAGCTTGCCCAAAGCACGCACCTTTCGAATACAACGGAATTGACAGTCTCGGCCCAGTTCTTACCTTACCAAAGTTACAAAGACAGGCCCGACTCAGGAAAGTAGATCGTCTTTACCCGATGCATCGTGAGCTAGCGTATGTGCTAGCGCAGATGCAGGATTATGGGGTCAAGATTGACGAAGGGTATGTTGATGATCTGAACGCCCAGTTCCGGCATGATAAGGAAGAGATTGAGAAGGTGTTGCCGTTTAATCCTAAGTCCCCGAAAGCAGTGATGAGCTACTTCGCGGATAAAGGGGTGAAGCTCAGCGATGCGCAGGAGGAGACGGTTCGGGAGGTTGTGGAGGAATTAGAGGACGCGGCGCCGGAGGAGTTAGTTTTACTATTAGACTATAAGGAGCTAGGGAATGGCACTGACAGATGGTTCGAACGTGAGTATCGTGATAAAAATGGCTGGTTACGAGGGTACATGGACGCTTACGGATTCGTCCATCCACGACTTAACTTCTTCACTAGTAGCGGACGCTTGGCCTGTAGCTCTCCTAACTTTCAAAACGTTGCTAAGCGACGCGTTAGCCGTAAGGTCTGTGTATGCGGCGCCGCAAAGCAGGCCCATCCAACGCAAACGTGCGCGAAGTTCAAAGGGGAGAGTGTAGGGAAGAAGATAAGAAGGGCGATCGTAGCGCCAGAGGGGTGGTATATAACGAGAGCTGACTTATCTAACGCTGAGAATCGTTATGTGCTTCATCGTGGCGGGTATACGATCGATCGTGAGACCGACCTGCATACCTGGGTCAAGGATATGGTCGGTATACAGGATGACTGGGAGATTGCTATTCGTGAGGGATCGGCGAGGAATGCGGCGAAGAGTATCCAGCATGCTAATAATATTCTTGAGGGGTTGCAGTTGAAGGATCCGGGGGCGTTGCGGTCGGTGAAGCTGAGGGCGGAGATCGCTGCAGGAGCGAGGACGGTGTGTGACGGATGGACGTTCGCGGGGAAGACAGTGACTTTTACTGGAGCTAACTTAGCTCGCCGGTGCTTCGGTGACGCGTCATGGGAGCACAGGAAGATGGCGCTGGAGATCAGTGAGAGGTATTTTGAGCGCTTTCCTGGGGTACGGGCGTTCCAGCGTGAAGTGAGTAGACAGGTAGAGACGGAGAATTGTGTACGGACGCCGTTCGGGTATGTGATACCTATGTATGGTATGCCTGAGGATAAGATGAAGATCGCGCAAGGGATCCAGCAGCAGAATCCTGTGAGCCATGTAACGAAGCTGGCGTTACTGAATTGTTGGAAGAGGTGGGAGCGAGAGAAGCTACAGAGACCGATACTGCAGGTGCATGATGAGGTGCTCTGTTACACGCACGAATCCGTGGATCCCAAACTAGCAAAACAGTGGTTACAGGAGGATATGGAAGTGAGGTTGTCTGAGGTGGGCGATCTCGTGATACCGGCTGAGCCGTCTGTTGGTCCGAACTGGCGAGATCAGAAATAATTTGACATTTGTCACAGGTTTAGGTTACTCTCGTGCTATGACTAAACTCCCGCGTATTCTGTTCTTGGATATCGAAACGTTCCCAAATCAGGCGTTCGTCTGGGGTATGTATGATCAAAATGTGATTCGGTTCAAGGAGCAGACGTGTCTAGCGACGTACGCGGCGAAATGGCTAGACGAGAAAGAAGTGTTTGCTAAGGGGTTATGTGATTACAAGGGATATAAACCGGGGTCTTACGACGATACAAAGCTAGTGGCTGATCTGTGGAATCTTGTTGACGAAGCGGATATCATTGTCGCACATAACGGCGATCAGTTCGATGTGAAGGTGATACAGGCTAGGTTTATCTTCCATAGGCTCTCCCCGCCACGACCGTTCAAGACTGTTGATACCAAGAAAGCGGTGAAGCGGGTCGCGAGATTCAATAGTAATAAGCTCGATGATCTCTCTTTCCTGCTGGAAAACGAGAAGAAGATTAAGACCGATTTTGACCTTTGGGAAAATTGTATCAACGGGGTGCGCAAGGCGTGGGATCAAATGATCGCGTACAACAAGAAAGATATATTGCTTCTTGAGAAGCTTTATCTTAGACTAAGACCGTGGATCAGTAATCATCCTAATTTCAGTGTGTTAGCGGGGAAGTTGGAGCGCGTGTGTCCTAAGTGTGGGGCGAAGAGGTTGATTTATCGCGGGTTCGCGGTGACGCAGGGGAGAAGGTATCGAAGGTTACAGTGCCAGGATTGTGGCGGCTGGGCGAGGGAAGTGAAATCTGAGGACGGAGCGAAGGTGACTAACGGATGACGCGAGAACAGTTGATCGATAAGCATCGGGAGTTGACGTTGCGAATGGCGAGGATCACAGAGACGAAGAATAACGATTATGGGTCGAGTGATGATCCGTTTGCTAATTTTCGTGAGTTCGGTGAGTTAGGGTTTCTGGTCAGGATGAGTGATAAATGGAAGAGGATTAAAACGGCGTTATATGAGAAGAGGGATCTGCAGGTAGCGGATGAGACGATCGAGGATACGTTGTTGGATCTGGCGAATTATTGTTTATTGTTGCTGTGTTGGCGGGAGGAGCAGCAGAGGCCGCGAGTAGAAAAGGGTGAGTTGAACAGCTACGTCGCTGGATTCGGCGATTGATCTCAATTTGACACTTTGTCATAATATTGGTAATATGAGGGAGTATGAAACACTGGATTGAGTTCATTGGTATCGTTTTTGTGCTTCATGGCTTCCAAGCATTTGTTATCAATCCTTGGATCAAATGGGAGACGCCGGACGGTAAAGCATTCTGGCTTTACGATTTCGCGCCGTTCTTCTGCGGAATGGCAGCAGGTATACTCCTGTTTAAATGAACGACGAGAAAAAATCAGCGTACGAGACGTCGAGCGATCATCTCGCGGAGAGGTTGTTCAAGGATGATCCCGACGGGGCGTTGTCGGGGTCTCAGCTTGTCTCCGCTGAGGCTCATTCAGCTGATGATTGGCAAGCGTCGCCGAATAGGAAGAAGAGTAAGATGGCGCGGGCGATGGCTGAGGAGCAGCCCGAGAGGTTCCTTGAGTTAGTAGCGTATCTCCCGCATGTGATACAGGATATTTTTTATCAATATTTTCTTCTCGGGCGGACGCAGGAGCAGATCGGGCGGACGTTAGGGATGAGACAGAAACAGGTATGGCAGGCGTTGGAGTTAGGTGTGGATGGGATCGCGAGTGTGAGTGCTACGGGAGCGTTGCCGGAGAGTGTGTTGTCGTTCAAGACGTCGAGTGAGCAACGGGGGGAGTTGAGGGTAACTGAGCCCAGCGTGCTAGGTGAGTTTGTTGTTAGTATTGGTGCTGAGGATGTGGAGGTGTTGTTTAGTCCTATGACGCCTGATGGTCCGGCCCGATAATGCTACTAACCCAAGGTAAAACGAAAGGTTTCGAGAAGCTACCCTGGGCGCAGTTGGAGTTAGCGTCGGACGCGCGGTTGGAGGAGATTTGCTTACACCTCGTCCGCTGGGTGCGCAAACGCGACGAAGCGTTTCGTATTCTGTTCCCGGTAGAGACGAGGGATCTCGGCGGAGTCGTACTGTTCTATCCCAACATCCTTATTCAATGCCGTGATCTCCGCGTGCTCAAGGATATCCGCACGGTAATGGGGGTGCAGGGCGTGACAATGGCGAATGAGTCGACACCACTGGAAATCCCGTCCTCATTCGGAGAACAGATGATCGCAAAAAGTGAACAGGTGAGTGGGGGTTGGTCGGAGGGGGTGAAGAAAGGGAGTTTTGTGAGGATATTGCTGGGGGAGAGGAGGATGCTCTGTGGAAACGTTATTAGTATTGATGCTGATATTGCCGACGTTCGCTGCAGCCTTACTACTCGCAATCTTCGAATTAGGATCCCGGTTAGGGCGCTACTTAAGTTGGATATTCCGAAGGATAGGAGAAAATACTACTACAATGGATGAAAAAGAGACGCAGGCGTTTTTGACAGCCGAAGATAAACTCACGATCCGCACACTAGAGGTCGAGGCGTATCGTATCCAAGCGACGCAGCAGCAGGTGAATGAGCAGATGAAGGCTGCAGTGGAATCACTTAACGCTGGTATTCGGGCTGTCGCGGAGAAACTAGGGTACGATCAAAAGGAGTATCGACTTGATCTTAAGACGATGGAGTTTGTGCGCGTGGGTAGCGGGGACGTTACTGCTTAGTGGCTGTGCGGCGAAGAAGCCCATTACGGTCGTCGTCATCCCGCACGAGTGTATCACTAGTGATATCGTGTGTCGGGTCAGTGGCTCGATGATGACGTGTGATTTCAACCGGTATAAGTCTTGTGAGCAGGTGAGCGTCAGTAAGTGAAGATAGGTCTCTTTACCAATATTAACGGCATCGGTCTTCAGAAAGACGCTGAGTTACTTCAGCGTTTTCTTGTTTCTGAGGGGCATGTCGCGGAATTAGTGCAGTATGATGAGCCGTGTGAGGAGGAGTTCGAGTTAGGTGTATCGATCGAGACGTTCAATGTGGATCATGTCCCGCACGCGAAGCGTTGGTTTTATATCGCAAATCCAGAATGGCTCAAACCTGAAAATGTCAGACCGATCCAGAGGCATTGTGAGAAAGTGTTGGCTAAGACTAGGGACGCGGAGAGACGGCTGCGTGTCTTGTTTTCCAACGTTGAATACACCGGATTCTTCGCTGAGGATCATTACGATGCGAGCGTGAAGAGGGAAGATCGAGTACTCCATTTAGGGGGCAATAGCGGGATGAGGGGAACGAACGAGCTGCTGGCCTGCTACCGTGAGTACAGATATTATGACAAATCGTCACTGCCGCCGCTGACTTGTATAACGAATAGCAAGATGGTGGATACGACGCCCGTGGAGGGGGTAGAGTTTCGCTCGCGAGTGTCGGATGAGGAGTTGATTCATCTTCAGAATTCTCACCGTTTTCACGCTACGCCGAGTAATTACGAAGGGTTCGGGCAGTCGCTGCACGAGAGCCAAGGAGTAGGAGCTGTACTCCTTACCACCGGCGCCGGTCCAATGTCCGAGTTATCCGCCCCGTTCGAAGCGAACGCTCGTTCCGGTAAGTCTTACAATCTAGGGGAGTTGTACGAGGTCGATATCTGCGACCTCAGACGCAAGCTCCCGGAGATGGTGAAGCAGCCGAATTATGAGGTTGCGCGGATGGGGATGGAGGCGCGGGCGAGGTTCGTGAGGGGTAATAGGGACGCTGGGGAGGCCTTTCGCAGGCTCCTGGAGCCACGATCGGTCGTCGCGGCGGGTCAGGGGGCGGGGAAGCCCCGTATAGCCCTCCTAGGCAACTTTCGGCCCGAGCACTCGACGGAGAACGATCTCCTATGGACGCTCCGGGATATGGGCTACACGACGATACCGTTCCAGGAGGATGAGGATAGGACGGAGGAGATACTGGAGGGGTGTTGGGGAGTGGCGTTGCTGATCTATGTACATACGCATGGCTGGACAACACCCGGTAAATTAACACTTGATGAACTCTGGAAGGAACTCGATACCAATGGAACAAGAACCGCTAGTTTCCACCTTGACCGATACTGGGGACTTAATCAGTCTGACGGAAGGGAAGACCGTATTGGTGCCCATCCTTTCTGGAGGACACGCCGGATTTTTACTGCTGATGGGGGGAACGATGACAAATTTACCGAACGGCTTGGTTCGGACAAACATACGTGGCTCCCTCCTGCTGTCGTCCGAAGGGATTGTTACGTCGGAGAATGGAGAAAAGAGTTAGCGATTGATGTGGGCTTCGTGGGCGCTGAAGGATACCATGAAGAATACAAATTCCGAGGACAACTACTCAACTTTTTGAGACAAGTGTATGGCGAACGATTCAGATTGTTCCAAGGTTACCGAGGACAATCGCTCAACGACGTGTATGCTTCGTGCCGGGTTGTGGTGGGAGATTCATGCTTCGGGGGCGCCGATTTTTACTGGTCCGATCGTGTCCCAGAGACACTCGGACGAGGCGGATTCCTTGTGCATCCATATTGTAAAGGGCTCTCGATCCCCGGAATGGTCACATTTACCCCGGGGGATCTTTACGAGTTGCAAGATCGAATAGATTATTTCTTAGCGAACGAAGACGCTCGACAAGCAAGTGTGAGGTTGACAAGTAAATGGGTAAAGGATCACGAGACGTACCACGAGAGAATGAAGAGCCTTTTGACGAAAATGGGGATCAGTTAACAATGGCCTGGTATCACACGAACCAATACGCTCTGGAGTCGTCATGCGAAGTCTGCGGGGGAGTGATCAGGCATGAGACATGGTGTATTGAGACGAATAAGAGGGTGTTGGAGGCGTTCAAGGCGGTGTTGTATGGTGTGGAAGAGGAGGATGCGGTGAGGTTAGCGGGCCTGGGCGTGAAATGGGATTGTAAGGGGAAATGTAAGTGAGACTCGATGTGTTATGGTACGCGCCTGAGCGGATGTCATACGCGTGTTGCGCAATGCTCAACGAACTCTTCGATGCGCATGATACGACTCATCATGTTGGGTTCGGGATCGACTCGGACGCTGAGTTACCGAAGCTGAACGGGGCGGTCGTTGTGTTCCACGGGGGGAACGAGGCGGCGATACGCCGTGGGCCAGCGTTAGCGGCGATCATGTCTGCTGAGCTGATGCATTATCGTTGGGTGATTTTCGTGAGTGTAGGGGATGAATCGGCGGAGTTCCCCCTGCATCTCATTGTTCATCCTAATTGTAAGATATGGGCGCAGACGCCTAAGCCTGGGATGACTCATGCTGATCGTTATTTCATTGAGGGTTACCCGGCGGACGAGCGTGAGATACTGGATTCGTTGGTCCCTCAGGAGAGAGATTTACACTGGCTATTCGCCGGTCAAGTTACTCACGAGCGGAGAGAACAATGCGTCGCCGCGTTAGAGACTTCACGCTCGCTCTGGGGGACGCCGACGAACAAGATGCCCCCGGAGGCGCCGATAACGAGTATATTGATTAAGACTCAGTCATTTGGGGCTGGGTTATCGCATGAGTCGTACTACGACTTCATGCGCCGAGCGCTGATCGTGCCGTGTCCTGCTGGGCCTGCGACGCCCGATTCATTCCGTATGGCAGAGGCGCTGGAAGCTGGGGCGGTGCCGGTGTTGGACGCTTACGCTCTCGATCGCGTCGAGGGGTATTGGGACGTTGTGTTCGGTGATCATCCGTTCTTTGTTATCCAGGACTGGGAGAAAGAGTGGGGGCCGGTGAGTAAGGAGATTCTGGGGGATTGGGAGCGGCATGCGAGAGCAGCGCAGTATTTTTGGCAGAAGTATAAGTTAAATTTCCGGCAGAGTTTAGTGAAAGATATGATAAGCTTGGGAGCGATATGAACGATAAGAAACGTAATCGTCAGTCGCTACGCCGACGGTACATCACCGCCCAACGCGCATTATTCATCCGCGCCGGGTATACACCGGCGAAGGCGTTATTTCTGGCGAAGCGCGAAGCTGATAAGATTTGTAAGGTGACGACGAAGTGATTGACGATAAGATAACGGTATTGATCCCGACTAGCCTTACCCCCTCCTGCCCAAGCACGTTCCTCATTGACCAAGCGGTGAGGACAGTGCGTTACCATCTCCCCGAGGCGAAGATCAGTATCTGCTGCGACGGCCTCCGCGACGATGTCGATCGCGGGACGATGACGAAGTATTCTGGATATTGTGCCGAGCTGATGGGTAAGTATGATAACGCTAAGGTCACTGTGTTCATGGCGCCGGTGAATCAGGTCGGGATGCTGGAGTATTGGTTGAAGACAGTTGACACTCCATTAGTCCTCTACCTCGAACACGACTTCGAAGTTCTCCCTGATCCTATCGAATGGAATAGTATTGCTGAGAAGATACTTGATCATACGTATAATTACATTAAGCTCTCTGGCATGCACAGGATCCCTCCCGAACACGAGCATCTTATGACAGCGCGGAAACGTTACGGCCCAGGCGATCATCGTGACTTCTGTGTCATTGAGACAATACAATACTCAACATGGCCGCATGTTGCGTCGTTAGAGTGGTACGCACGTATGTACGAGCATCATCTCGTCGGGCTAAAGGGCCAGATGATTGAGCCGACATTATACCAGAGATTCGCGCATGGTTGGACTGATGGGAAGTTAGCTATTTACAATCCTACTGCTGGCGCGATGGCCCGTGTACAACACTGGGACGGAGCGAGATGGAAACCAAATGTCTAATATTCTTGTCACCGGCGGAGCGGGATTCCTTGGATCATGGGTCGCTGAGGAGTTATTGGCGAAGGGCCATCGTGTAGTTATCATCGACGATATGTCCGGCGGGTCTTTCGCTAATCTGCCAAATAACGCCGTTTTCTTTGAAGATACGATTCTAGATACCGATGCCATTAACAAGATATTTGGAGCATGTGCGTTTGATCACGTCTTCCATTTAGCGGCGTACGCAGCCGAGGGGCTAAGCCATTTCATCCGTCGATATAACTATGAAAATAATCTGATCGGTAGTATCAACCTCATCAACGCCGCCGTGAACCATAACGTTAAATCGTTCATCTTCACCTCCTCAATGGCAGTATACGGGTCACAGCAGGTACCGTATACTGAGGATATGCGTCCCGAGCCGGAGGATCCTTACGGAATCGCTAAGGCTGCGGTCGAGCGTGAGCTGGCGATCGCGAAGGATATGTTCGGTCTCGACTACTGTATCTTCCGTCCGCATAATGTGTACGGTGAGCGACAGAATATCGGGGATCGGTACCGGAATGTTATCGGTATATTCATGAACCAGATCATGCGTGGCGAGCCGATGACGGTGTTCGGTGATGGGGAGCAGGTCCGGGCGTTCAGTTATATCAGTGATATTGCGCCGGTGATTGCGAGGGCGATCGAGACGCCTGAGTGTTATGGTAAGATATTTAATATCGGCGGGGAGCAGCCGATTACGATCAATGAGTTAGCGATTAAGGTAAACGCTGCGATGAAGTATTCATCACCTAATATTGTTCATCTTCCCCCTCGGGTTGAGGTGCGAACAGCGTTCAGTGATCATTCCGCGAGGCGGCGTGTATTTGGGGATTACGCCCCTGTACCACTCGATGAAGGCCTCTCTCGCATGGGACGATGGGCATGGACCGCCGGAGCACGCGAAACGAAACAATTCACCGAGATTGAGATACGCAAGAATATACCGGAGAAGTGGCTATGAACGTTGACGATGCTTTTTCAAAATTAGAGGAAATGCTTCGTGAAGATGGATACACGGATGCAAATGCGGTTATTCAGATGCTTTATGAAGTAAAAGAGGCAGTATGTGTTCTTGTGCACGGAGCCGCCGATGAATAGAGTAAGACTAGTCGTCCTCGGCCATTACGAAGACATTAACTCCGGGTTCCGTGCATCGGTCGAGCAGTGGGAGCCTGAGATAACGAAGTTCCTGATCCGTGACGGCGAGGACATTCCTTGGTCGATCGATGGCTGGGCGGTGATCGATGGATCATTACCGTTCAGCTATTCGCGTAATGTTAATCTCGGGTGGACGGTGACGGGGACGTCGGATGTGATTCTTGCGGGCGATGACCTACGATTCGACGGGCCGTTCGTGAAGCTATTACAGGAGGCAGCTTACAGTGATCCCACAGTGGGTGTTGCAACCGTCCAGTTACACGGCAATTCCCCCTTCGTCGCTGGATATTGGAAACGTAACGTACTTGATACCATTGGAAAAATGGACGAGCAGTTTACGGGTTACGGATATGACGACAATGATTACTGTCATCGAATGGAGATCGCTGGATACCACACTCTCCCGATAGATATTCCATGCCGACACTCCGGTGCCGCGACGTTCTTCCGAAGACAAGCCGAGGGCGCGGTCGATGTGCAACGCTCGTGTGATCGTAATCGGGCGTTGTATAATGCGAAGTGGGGGACGGAGTTGAAATAATGCCAGCAAAGACACATGGTTTATCGGGCTCTCCTGCATATTGGAGCTGGCAGGCAATGAAAAAACGTTGCTTGGACCCAAGAAACGATAGCTACGAATATTACGGCGGACGGAGAATCACCATCTGTGAGAGATGGATGACGTTCGAGAATTTTTATGCGGATATGGGTCCTCGGCCCGACGGGAAAACTCTGGGAAGAATCAATCCAAACGGGAATTACTGCCCAGAAAATTGTCACTGGGAAGATCAGTATACTCAATTATCGACTCGTCGTGCATATCGTAGATATAACACGAAAGGATACATTAAGACTAAGGGCGGGCGATTCCGAGCACAAATCTCTATTAAGGGTCTTAGAGGTAAGCCAAAACGGATTGGTTTATATGATACAGAGGAAGAAGCGCACGAAGCGTGGGTGAAGGCCTGTGAAGAATATACATGATGTAGTTGTTTTGCCAACACATGATCGAAGCGAATTTCTCTATTGTTGCTTAGAAGCAATTCGAGATGCTAATCCTACGATACCTATTGAGGTATTCCCGGATAGAGCATCGGATGAATCCGCCGTAACTTCTCGGTTCCCAGGTGTTACGGAGCATAAGACTCTTCCGCACACATTTCATGGCAACTCGTATAATATGCTTGAAGCCCTTAAGTGGGCATATCATGCGCGATACGAGAGAGTCTGGATTATTGAGGACGACGCGATAATTGACAAAACGGCATTTGATTGGGGAATGCGTGCCTTGTCACAGCGCCCAGAGGCATTCGCTGCTTGTTTCTGGCAGTATTCGCCTGAGGCGATAATCTCCGATGGGCCAGATATTATGATACCGTGGTATCTCTCGGTAGGAGCAGTGTTACCGCGTAAATCTATCTTTTCTATTGTTCAACACGCCAGACTTGAATACTACTGTGATATGAAGAATTATTTAAACAGAGTATATCCTAACTCTAATAAGAGAAACTCTAGTCACTGGGAACAAGACGGTCTGATTTACCGTGTGATGGAGTCTGAGTCGAAGCGTTGTGTATGGCCTCGGAGACCGCGAGCGACTCATTGTGGCTGGAGGGGATATCACCAAAGCAAGGAGAAGGCTGCGGGATCGCTGGAAGAGAGAGTCGCGATTGTTAAGCTAGCGTTGAAGAATCCTTCGCTGCTCAAACGTCTGATGGGCGGTGCTCGCGTCCCGGAGTTCCGTTACTGTGAGGAGTGTCGTAAGCCGTTAGCGGCGGAGGACAAGGTCTCCCGTATCGTATGCGTCACCTGCTACCACGCCTCTCACCCTACTCATCCTCAGACGTCCATATCCCATTATTATCTACAAGCCGACGTATAGCGAACGCGGCGAAGAGGTAAGGGCAGAAGGATTGTAGCCAGTAGCCAAAGTTAACTAGCATATCCCCAATACTCACTATATCTGTATGAAAATCGAAGATATCCCCGAGCCAATTCAAGTGTGTTTTATCCGACATCAAACAATGTCGATCATCTAGCATAATCGGCGCGTTCGGATCACTCTCGCGCATATTCAGATTTAGCTGTACTAGGTCAGGATCAGCTTTGAGATCCGCGAGTAGTTTAACCGCATTCTCTCGCACGGGGAACATATCGTTGTTCGCTGAGAATACGGCTTGATTCGATACGTTACCAAGGAGGATGAAAAGGTAAGGGGTGAGAAGGATCCAGAGATAAGTAACAGTCAGGAAACGGACGAAACGGCGCATGTATTACTGTGTAAAGTCAGGTTGTCGGGGCCGAGGGATCAGCCGGTGTGTCCTTCTTCAATCCTAACGCTACTCCCACCGACCCGATAATCGCACCGAAGCCAACGGCGAACGCCTGTGGGTCGAAGATCGCGTGTTGGACGTAATGGAACCCGGAGGTGGTGAGGTATTGTAGGACACCGAGGATCGACAGGATACGAACGGGGCAGAAAGTGTGATTATCAGGTTCAGTTAGTATATTCAGAAAGAACTTCTTCACACATGCGCTCCGAGGATCACGCCGATGCCGATTCCGATACCAACGATCTTCAGCGTGCTGCCTACCCTGTGCCAGAACGCTGGTTTCTTCTTTAACACGACGATCTCTTGCTTATCATTCTTAATGATCTCCTCGTCAGCGGTCCGGGCGGTCACGCAGGCGTTCAGCGATACAGCGTCCTGCTTCGCTTGGTTCAGTTCATTGTACAACGCCGTAGCGTCCACCGATACTTGGACAGGATTATCAACAGCGGGGCGAGAGTTCAGCGGGAGCGTTGATACGTCAGGGATCGCTGCTATTGCCTGAGCAGGAGTAGTCACCTGTGCTCGCTGGGCCTTCAACGCTGCGATCGTCCTCGCTGCTAACGCATCAGACGAAGCGATCTGTGACTGTAACGTCGCGTTCGCCGCCTCAATAGCCTTCGCCTGCGACTCAGCTACGATCCGTGCGTCGTGTTCTTGCGACCAGGAATGGAACGCGATGATCCCAACTGCGATCAGCACGACATAGAACACATGGGTACGAAGATAGTTCCACATTTACTTATGGAGGTGGAGGAAACGGAGTACGGTCACAATCTTACTCATGACAGAGAATTTATACTCTCCGTATACTCCACCTACGCAGCCGGTAGCTAGTAACAACAATACTTTAATCATTCTATCTCCTTATACGTAATACTGATCTTGTCATGTGTTGCTCGTAAGAGAGTCATCAACCTGTCGAACGCAGGCTTTGACCGATACACTTGGTCCGCCCCGCGATCCTCCCCGACCAACGTACACCCCTCAGTATCCTTTGGAAAGTTCCCCCAGTGGATGCGGATGTCAGTCCGGTTCGGGACGTTCATAACCTCGGGAGTAATAGTCTGGAAATGAGGAGAGAAGGTTAACTCTAAATCGTACGTCCCGGCGGCGATACACGGATGACCAGCATTTACAGGATTGACCCGCGCGGGCTCAAGATCGAAGCATTCGAGTTGGTTATCGATCCAAAGCTCCCCAACAATACTCTTATCCGTCTCTTTCTTACGCCTCACTTCGATCTTCATTACCCACCGTGTCGTGAAACGTGTACGCCAAAGATTGTGCCGAAGATCAATGTGATCGCGGACCACGCGCCGATCAGATAGTTCCTCCAATCTGCAAGCGACTGGACCTTCTTGTCAATCTCATCCATACGCTCGGTATGCTTGGTAAGCACCCCCGGCTGACCCTCATCGGGCCATAACGCAGCTTTGATCCTAGTCGTATCCGCCAGAATTTGATCCAATTTATCTTCCATGAAGGGCCAGTCTCCCGGGAGCTAACAGAGTACTTTCGCAACGATCGTCGGCGACGTTCCGCCTGATACGCCGGACACGACGAAACGGACGAAGTGGTCGCGCAAGTCGACGGCGGTGTAGCTCTTGGTACCGGTAGCGGCGGAGAAATTCAGATTCGTCCCTGCACCAGCGTCAACGAACTCGCTGTCAATATTATTCATCGCCTTCTGCACAGCGACGTTCGCCGTCGGCGTTCCGCCAGCAAGGGTGACTTCGAAGGTTACGTCTCTCCCGTTATTCGCGCCGGTGTTCGATTGCAGCTCGCAAGGCATCGAGGTGACGTTCGCTAACGCTTCGCCGACTTCGGGAACAAGCGCCTGCACCCGCCCGGTCGCTGCAACGGACGTAACTGTACCAGACCCGCTCGTTGTATACTGTATCGTCCCAGCGCCAGTAGTAGCGTTCACGCTCACCGCAGTGATCGCTGTCTGCGCACCAGTGACATTGAAATTCGTGTTATCGCTCAGGACATTGATCAGCTGGCCGACGGCGGGAACGTTGCCCTCGATGACTTGGATCGTCACCGTCGCAGTCGTACCAGTCCTCGCGACATTCGTGATCGTGTAATTCCCGACGGCGGCGCGGTAGTCAAATGTGCCTAGAAGGTAGGTCGGGTGCCCCGGGACGGCTTGGGGTACGGGCTGGTTTATTCCGGTATAAGCGGGCATTTTTGCTCCTGTAACTGTGTGAAAAGGCGCGTGTAAGCCCCTTCGTCTGCATCGGCGGGGGAGATCACTGGTATGACAATTCGCCTATACGACGCCTCTTCTACCTCACTGTCCAATGGAAATATCAACGGGGCCTCCTGTTGGTGGCCCGCCGGGGTGACCCCTTTCGGGCAATAAACTACTTCGTTAAGGCTTTGTAAAGTCCGTACCCGGTCGCACCGGTAGCCCCAGTAAGGGCTGCGCCTGTTCCAAATTTCTTCAATCCTTGGATGGCCTTCTCGCCTTGGGAAGCGCGGCGATAATCCTTCATCGCCTGCGTATATTCTGGTCCTTTACCCCGCCGAGCGGCAGCGGCAGTAATTGATTCGTCGAGATCCGCTCGAAGCTGTCCGACTAATCGCTTCATATTCCCGGGCATTCTTTGCTGTTCGTCTGCGGATAACTTAGAAATCGTGCTATAGAAATTCCGCGCCTCTTCGTACGTCAGCGGGCCTTTATTCGGGTCCGTGATGCGTTGTACAAATTTTCGAACCGATCTCGGCTGCGTTCCAGCGCCATACTCATCCGTCATCTTCTGTATTTCTAACGCCGTGTTCCCTGGTTTCGTGATATCTACCGCTTCAGGATTAGCTATTTTAGCTACTTCTTGAAATCCTGTCTTTGCCCGCGCGAACGTCGGTCCCGGAAGAGAGCGCTGTCCATAATGACCGAGTGTTCCGCCCGCGATCCCTCCAGCAATATTCCCCACATCCCCTGCTAACGCCGCTTGATCGGGCGTCGCCCCGAGAGCCGTCGCACCTTTATTTGCAAGATACCCACCCGCTTGCCCTCCACCGAATGCTCCAAGCGTAGCTAACGGCGCTGCGGGTACGGTAAGAGATAATATTGGCGTTAACGCCGACCCGACTCCACCGATGATCTCATGCGCTCCCTTCGCAACGTTCCCATGCGCAATATCCTTCGCCCCGCCACCTACACCCTGAGCGACAGATTTATCGTATTCACTCAGCCCTCCAGCTAATCCCGCTCCCTCGCTGACCCCGGGCATCCCACCGGGCTCGACCCCTCCGGGATCCATTTTCATATCCAACTTAGGCTTCGGGACGTTCAGAGAATTAACTGCTATCTTAGGCGCCTTCGCCCCAGTCACATACTGTCGATACTGCGCCTGCTCAGCCGGATTCGCGTTCGCGTAATCCTGATCCTGATCGGCGAGGTAAGCATGTTGCTGCTCAGGCGTAGCGGCGAGGAAATCTTTATCTGTGGAAGGATCGAATCCCATTATTTATTCTTCCAGTCGGCGAAGCTCTTTTTCTCCGTGCCGCTTGTCGCTGCCGGAGCGGCTGGATTATTCTTCGCCCCGCCCGGTGCGGCTTTCGGCAACGCCTGTGTCGTGACTTCATTGATCCCACGGATACTCTCGATCGTCGCGTCAGGATTCTTCTGTAGACCACCGATGATCTTCTCGAACGCTTCCATCGCGCTCGCGGATCGGAAGCCGTGTTGTGCGGGTTGTAGCGCCGCGAACGATGCTAGCTCTGATTGCAACCTAGCGAGCACCGGATCCGCGATCGGCGTATCTAATCCATGCTTCATTACCCATGCTTCCAGTGATCCGAGCTTCGCCCTGTTGGCTTGGATATCGTGTACCAACGTGTCCGCGCCAGCTTTGCTCACACCCGCTGCGAACAGTCTTGAGCCTTGCTGACCGGCCCCGCTGACGCCCATATCAACGTCATACGCCCTTGTCTTCGGATTCCATCCGTACTGATGAGCGATACCATCCGGACCAACAAGTTCCTTCGTCTGCGTCTCAAGTTTCTCAGGCAGCACTTGAGCATAATTAGGCGCAGGCTGGAATCCTTGGAGACGTTCGTGTGTGTCGGGGCTTGTGTATTCGCCGGATGCGGGATCAAAGTTAGCCATTGTTGGCTTGCCGTTCACCGTACCGGACACATGCTGTAACTTCTGTTTCGCCTCTGGTTTACCCAACCCTTTCACCGCACCATACGCTTCAGCGTACGTGTACGGTTTCTGCGTCAAAGGATTTATCCTCGGTCCACCCTCAGGGTTACCGACCATAAGATCATGGATCGCTTGGCTCTCGTCCTTGGGCGCGGCAACGTCCGTTTTCTTTTCCTCTAATCCCTGCTTCGCCCCAAGCTCATTGACCCGAGCTTCGTTCAGTGACGGCTTCGTTGCTTCGGTTGTTGCCTTCTCTCCTGCTAATCCCGCTGCCGCTGACTCACTCTGTTCCTTTACCGCTGTACCAATCTGCTGTTCCCCCGCTGCCTTCTCGCCTAACAACCTTTCATGCGACCCCGGTATCGCCGCAGCAACCCCTGGCGCTAACGCCTCACCCGCGACGTTACCGATCGTACCGAACGCGTGGCCGATTTTCCCGAATAGTCCGGGGTGGGCTGATTCCATACTCCCCCACGGGTGGGAGAGTTCGTACTCAGCTTTCGCTTCCTTGATCGCCCCAAGCCCCTCACGCACCGACTCAAGGTGTCGTGAGTACTCTAGTGGGTTCGAGAATTCGTCGGGCGATCGGAGGAGCTGGGAGTTCAGTTTCTCTTTCGCCGCGCCGAACTGACGTAACTGCTCAGCGTGTCTTGCTTGCCCCTCGGGATTATTCACCGGTGCAGGCACATCCGCCATCGTTGCTTGGTGAGCGATCGCAGGGCCTGATCCGGATACCGCCGGGAGTCCAAGCTCGGGCGATGCTTCAGTAGCACTCCCCGGTGTAGCCGCAGGCTTAGGCATTGAAGGATAATGACTACCTAGTTTATTGATCCCCTGCTCCTGTGGCTGATCGACTTCTGTATCTTCTTGCTCGTTCGCTGCCGCAGCCGCGTCTTCGAGCGAGGTTGGTGATGTCATTCGTTGCGGCGCTGCAGTACCGGATACGCCTAATCCGCCCGGATTATCCGCGAGGGTGAGTCTAGCACCGCCCGTGAAACGCGTCGGTGGCGGCCCTTCGGTGTCCATTCTTGGGGCGATACCGTCAGGATTCGGGAACTGGCGAGCGCCGAGGATAATATCCGGGGCTAGTTTGTTGTCATCGTCGTTGGGATTAATAGGGGCCATAGTTAGAATGCCTTCTTCGCCGCTGCGGCACCGCTAAGCAATCCGCCGACTGCGTTTAGTCCACCCGTGAGATTCTGGAACCATCCTGACTTACCCGCTTCCGTCTGAGCGTTGATATCGCCTGTTTGTATCCCCATAGCTTTCAGCATCGCATCGGTGTCGGTGTTATACAACCCGGCCATCCCAGCGGCGCCCGCTTGATTGAGTTGTTTAGCGCCCATAACGTCAGCCGACGCAACATCCGCCCCGGCCTGACCCATCGCTGCGTTCCTCATTCTCGCCGCCTCGTCCAACCCAGCGCTGAAGCCTGAGGTATTCCTCGTCCTTGCCGCTTCGCTCCTCGCCTGCCCTGCAGCCGTAGCCGCCGAGCCCGCTAATGGGGCGGCTTGAGCATTCAGCAACTCCTGCTGCTGCTGAGGATTGAACCCGTGTTGAGCGTTCATTTCGTAGCGGTAAAAGGGAGTCAGTGCTGCGCCAGCAGCATTCGCATTCCCCTGTTCCGTCGCCGCTGTCCCAGCCGCTGTCTTCGCTGCCCCACTAGCCGCGCCCTGAGCCGCACGGTCATAGCACCAGCGGTACTCGCTGACATCATAATTCCCGTCAATGAAACGTTTCGATATATTAAGCATCTAGCCTCTTCGAATAGCTTACCCAGCCGTCTCTGTCTTTGGTGAATTCCATGTCCACGAGACGTTCTCCGAACCGTTCCATCCCGGGAGGTAACCAGAGTACTGCACAGTCGATCCCTTTAAGGTAACAGTCGTGTAACACTGAGCCGTCGAGGGCATGAATTGCGGCGAGTTTGTCAGGCGCATCAGCCCAGTCGTCTGGATCCAACCAGAGGTACAACTCGACCTGGATATACGCCCCTCCACACGCTCGGATAACGCCAGAATCATCCTCGATAACTTTCGTAACGAGGAACAGAGGAGAGTTAATGTCCGGGAACGTATAATCGATACCAGTTCTCTCATGTATTCTCTTCACAGCCTCCAAATCCGAAGGCTTGTAATCACGAATAATCATCCCGAGACTCGCTATAACTGTCTGAAAAGGTTACGTCAGCTTCCGTTTCGGTCCACCAACGGGCGGGCGAGCAGGTATTGGTCCTAGTCCCTTGCCACCCTGACCCGGGCGAGCGGTCCCCCCGGATTGGGACGGCAGGAGGTCCGCCGTGGTCGAGCCGGACATGACGATCTTTGTGGGCGCTTTCACCCCGCCGAACACTGTCGGGCGACCGGGGACGGAGCCGGGGTACTGGGGAGTTACGCGCAAGTAATATCCCTGTGGCGAATTCGCTGAGCTATTCGTCGGTAACGTGCTGAACACGGTGCGTGACGAGCCCGAGTCGATTGGGTGTGGGTTAGGGAACCCTGGGTCCGTGTCGATCTCAGTGATATACTGTATCCCTCGGGTCAGAGATGCGTTATGCGTATGTACAGCGTGAAGGAACTCTCCCGGAGCGGTAAGCGTATTCGTCGATGCGTTATACGTCCCGCTCACTGATGTAGAGTCAACAGGATTCGGCGCTTCAAGCTCGCCCATGCTCCCCGCCGACACGTTCTTCGCTAACTGATTGATCCCAGCGATAACACGGGATAGCAGCGACCCGACGAGCGGGGACGATTGCCTGAGGATCTCAAGCTCGCGGCCACCGTCGAGTTTATTTCCTTGTGAAATGTTATCCTCCTATACTTTAATAACGTATTCGTTATTAAGCTTATCCTGAATTCGGATTCGTCGTAGCGTATTGATCAATCGCCCCGACGAGTATCAACTTACTCAACTGGAACGCCGCGCCGACCGCGTTCGTACTGAATCCTACGTACACACGGTTACCACTGATCGCTAACGGTCTAATCAAATCGTCAATAGGATTCGCCTGTAACGCAACCCCCGGCAATGTGTACGAATACTGATTAAATGTGTTCGTGTTCGTGAGTATATAATTCGGTAACACGGACACGGTCATCGTGCCAGACCCGTACGCGAGGAATTGCATCTCGCTAAATGCCTTACGATGGAAGCCGAGGAGAGGGTTCTGGGACGCTTTAGCGCTGTTTACGAAGCCATAGGTATAATAAGTACTGTTGATCGCGACGCCGTCGTCGGATAACTGCGCCGCGCTGAGTTTGTATATCTTATCGCTGCTCCCGCCGCCACAAATCACTTGTGTCTGTGTCAGCTGATCCCCCTGCTGGATCATCGCGGAGTACGGGGAGGCAATCTGCCATATACTGAACTTGAGCCGCATGTCCACGCACGCTAACGTCCCGAACATCGTCGTATGCATCGCGCGGCCATCTACTAACTCTTGGAAATCATTCAACCCCTGCCAGTTCCACATGAGGATGACGTTAGGTGTGGTGGGGTTAGTATTCGTGGGAGCTAGAGGTAACCATTTGTTCGGCGTAGGTAACGGGACACCTACTGTGATACGCCTATTGGGCAGATCGTTCCGGACCCAGATCGTTATCCCTGCGGCCCAGTTTATTGCTTCCCAGATTTCTTTTTGCTGGAAGTCGAGTCTAACTGGCTGTCCTCCGTTGAATCCGAACAATCCGTTACGACAGGCAGTAAGTATCCATTCTTCACCGTAATCATACGCGTGGATCCCGCAGGTGCCAACTCTATTTGAAACTTCATGCACTGACCATCCACCATTCGGGCCTGAAGGCTCTGTCCCCGGGATGTCCTGAGTGCTTTGCATCGACGCCGACTGCAGAAAATATAACTGATCATGGAGTTCGACCGCACCATAGCAGGGTTGTGTATTATGCTCGGCCAATCCGATGTTTCCGGTAACAGCGTCGAAGGCTTCGAAGTTGTCGACATAAGAGACTCGTACGTTCGTAGTGTTAACGGGCTGCGCCGTCGGGTATACTTCTATTCTATCAACTTTCACATCGGCGCCATAGGCTATATTTTTGGCCCAGACGCGGAGGATGAGTCCGGTGGGGACGCCGGTCGTGAAGGGAGTGGTGAGTAGCGTGCCAGAATATATCCCCGAGGTCGTGGACATTGAGGAGAATGGGAGAGCGAAGGTGCCGTAGGTGATACCGTATCCGCTCAGTACCCCTGATCCCGACACTAACCCACTATTACTATTCGTAAGATCAACGATCAGCGTGCCGTTCGTGTTCCCACTTGGGATCGTCGCCGTGACGCGGACGGAATAAAGGGTATTCGGCAGAATAATCGGAACATTGTACGCGTCCTGGTACGCGTTCTGGTAGATCATCCCCAGCGTACTCTGCGTCATCCCCGTGATGTTATCGATATATAATGCGTCGCCGAAGACGTCCGAGACTACTAGCTCGACACCGAGGAACGCCGGTGTCGCTATTCCCGAATCACTCGTCGATCCAACATTCGCATGCGTGAACGACGCTTCGAAGTTCGTGCCCGATAATCCTGTAGCTAATACAGTGAGAGTAGTATTCAGGTATGTCCCCGTACTGAGCCCCGATACACCGACCACCTGCCCCGCGACGAACGTATTGACCGCTGTGAACGTAACAACATTATTCGTAATACTGAACGCAGTGATCGTCGCTGGCGTACCAATGACACTATTCGACGTCGGATCGAGCCCCCAGCCTAACGGGACGTTCGGGCCGTTCGGATTAGGTATATACCCACCGTCGAATGACATATTCGTAAAGTTTAGCACCTTATTCTGTTCTAGCCCGTAAAACATTCTCCCAGCGTATGCAATGTTCCACGCGGACGATCCTAGTTCGATCTGGTTGAACAGATTGTTCCCTTGGACATCGATCTCCTCGCCAGACGTAAGTATCGCATCGGTGAATGTGAACTTTGCTTGCGTCGTAATATTATCGTCGATGTATGTGGCGGAGTACTTTAGTGTCTGATTGTTGATCGTATACGACACCGGGTCGTCGATCGTGTAAAAGTTCGGTCCAGGGATCCCATTCTGCCCAGCTGTAGTGAATGCGATCCAGCGTCGGATAACATCGGGCGGGCCAATTGGTATGTTCGTCGCTAGTATGTAAGAGGCGTTAATATCGGTCGTGAATGTAATAGGCGCGGAACACGCAGTCTTCAGCCCATTCTCGGTCTCGAAGAAGCATACGGCTTGTCTCGTACCGGCGGCGACCGATGTGCTTGCGCCGGACACTGTGACTAACCCCGTCCCGTTATCATTCCCGTAGATCGGTGAGGTATTCGTTCCGAACGTAATAGCCCCGGGGTCGAATGTGAATTTCGTCCCAGCGGTCGTTGCTTGTCCGTTCTCTGCTGTCGCCGGGATAGCTGATGCGGGGAAGCCGGTGATTGTAAATGTGCCAGACGACGGGCCGCCAGTGACTGTAGCGATCGCCGCAGACGCGACGTTGTATATCCCATTCCCGGCAAGAGTATTCGTAACCGTGACGAGCTGGCCGACTTGGGGAGTGATCGCTGTGCTCGACCCAGCCCATGTCCAGTTATACGTCGCTACCCCCGTTGCAGACATGCTCGTCTGGGTAATCGTGTACGTACCAGAGAGCAACGCCTGAGATATCGTCCACGCGCTGTTCCAGCCGGAGGGCGTTGCGCCGGAGATCGTGATCTGATCCCCAGGGAACAGGTTCGGTATCGCTTCCTTTGTAACCAGCGTCGCTTGAGTGATCTGATACGTGCCAGCGGCGTTATCAGGCCCACCGATGAACTGGTAGACCGACGAGGTCGTCTGGAACGTGAAGTACCAGCGGACATAGTCGCCGCCCGGAGGGATCGCTTGGCCTACCGCTGTTACGAGTTGTGTCCCGTTACCGAACGGGGCGCCGGAGATGTACACATACAGCGGTTGACCACTGTTGAACGCATTAACAAGTGTTGAGTCCTGCGGATGATTGAACGCGTTCGAGTAATAAACGGTGATGACATTCCCAGGTGACCGTGAGCCTACTCCAGCGGACCATAGCATCGCTTGAAAATGCCCGGGATCGCTCGGATCGGACGCCGCTGCAGGCTGGGAAATTGACGCAATGTCATAAGTGTATTGGGGAGTAGCGAAGCCTGTGTCGCTGCCACCGGAGTACCCAGAGAATGACACTTGGAACTGTGATCCGCTCAGTCCTGTAGAGAGAACACTGAATACTTGGTTATTGAAGAATGTGGAGGTAAGGAATCCTCCGAGTTTAACTAGCTCGCCTGCCGTAAAAGCGTTCGACGAAGTAAACGTTACAATATTCCCGCTACCGGACCACGCAGTAATCACCGTCTGCGTCGTGGTCGTCGCGGTCGTAACGCTGAAGGTCGGTGGCGCCCCGGGGCCTACCTGGGAGATACGATCAAGCGTGTACGCGCCGGACACCGACGACGGAGGCTGAGGATTATACTGCCTCGGGATATCTGTTCCCTGAGTCAGATCGCTAAAACATATATACTCATAATCCGCTTGAGTAGTGCTGAACGCATACGACCCGGCGATCACGGTAGGGAATAGCGGCGTGAGTACTCCCGGATTCGTTATTACATTCTCTGTCCAGAGGTTCCCAGCGGTGTCGAGCGCGAGGGTGTATAGTCCGCCGCCAGATAACGGCAAGGATTTAATGTAATTAAAATTAGCGGTTATCGTCGCGCCGCCCCAGTTACTTCCCCAGTCGAATCCCCAGCCTTCGCCTACGGAATACACCGATACTAGCCCGGGGCGAGTGAAGACACTCCCAGTGATGAAGTCGGTATCCCAGGTGAGACTGGACCCGCCTTCAGGGATGGACTCTGGGGCTACGTTAGTCAGTAGCCCTAGAAAAGAGTCAAGTACCGCTGACTGCTGTGCAGACGGGTTTGCCAAAGGAGCAGCCTCCTCGGGCTAGTTGTTCCTATAGAAGTACGCGGTAAACTGGATCGTATCGTTCACGATATTCCCGTCGATGTTCCCGCCGTATTCGATGAGCGGGCCGGAAGCGGACGACGCTCCGTTGTCACTCTCGAAGATATGCAGGTTGCCGAGCACGTTGTCCCAGAGATAAATATATCCACTCGGACCGATACCACCCGAGCCAGCGCGATTAGCAACCGACTTCACATCGACGTCGAACGGAGCCGGTGAGCCGGTGGAACTGGGCGTAGATCCCGGTACAGGGATCGAGTAAATCCCCGGAACGTTGTTCCAGTTCAAAGAGAACCCGCCCGGAGGGTACGTTCCCGTACTGATCGTGAACGTCCCACGGACAACGATGTTACGTTGTGTATTATCGTGTCCTTTAGGGTATGGAAAAGGTGTAATTGTTGCAGTCGCTACGGCCATGCGTGGTCCTCCTCAGACCAGTTGTGAATGTTGACGGACTCCTCGTCCGTGTCTGTAAGTGTGTGGAAAGTCGGGGGTTCGCAGGTTAAATAAGTCCGTCCGCCGTTCCGTAATACCCGCCGCCTCCGCCGACACCGGCGTTCCATTCGATACGGTGGTATTCAATGACCTGTTGTCGGCGCACTACACTATTCCTGAGATCCTGAATCGCATCCTCCGCCTCCGCCTTCAGCGCCTGCGCACCGGGGGTCATACCGGAGAGAGCCGATGAGATGATGTACGCCGCTCGGTACGCTACTGCTTCCTCGCAGTCAATGATCGGGACGTAGACATTTGGGTAGTCGGCAGCGACGAGGGAGGCGAACGTAGTCATACTCGCGATGTAACGCATCCGCACGGTCACTTGGGACAACGTGCCGATGAAGAAGATTGCTGCCGGGGGATTGACTGTCCCCGGCGTCAGCACTAAACTACTATTCGTCGTCGGTTGATTCCTCCACTCCCAGTCGCCGAGGGCAAAAGTCTGGTTCCGCGATTGCAACCCGAACTGAGGCTGGTTCATGCGTACGAACGGGAGATTCGTAACACTCGTCGTCTGCTGTTCGAAGAGTTCGAGGGGGAACATGAGGTCAGGGGGTAGGACTGGGGACGCATTAAGCACGCCGCCGTCAAAATAACCATTATACGTAAGATACGTCTGGATATTCGGCCCGGTGACACTATTCGCGGGGATATTCACTTGGACGTTATCGCGGATGACTCGGGGGTCCCCAACGTTCCTCAACTTCCGATACACCCAACGGATCGCAGAGTTCAGCGCGGGGAGGGTCTGAGGGGAGACATTGGGATCGTCGGTCGTGATAATTCCCTCGCCAGGGATGTTGTTGCGACCCGCCTGCCAATCCTTCATTAAAACCCGCACCAAATTAGCAATGACTTCGAGAGTTGGCGGACCGCCAGTGTTATACGAGGGGGCCATTATTGATACTCATCCAAATCTAGTTCAATTGAGCGAACTGGGCGTATAGGTAGACGATTACACTTATATGATGGAGACGCAACGGGCACATTCCCCGCGACTAACGCACAATGCTCGCACGAGGATCGCTCCCACGGTTGCTTGCAACGCGGACATGCATCTCTATCATTCATAAAATTACATCCCGGATTATCCCATCGATTTTCGACGGAGTCTCGGGGCCGTTAATAGCGACGAGGTTCATCCGGGAAGGTTACTCATTGGATTTAGCCTTTTTCCTTCGGCTCTTTCTTCCAACGAAAGTCATCCGGTACGTCCTCGTACCGTTTCACACCGCTGTTCACGGCTGCCTTCCATCCCGCTTCACTCTGTTCAACGCACAGCCCGAACTCGCCCATGTGGAACAAGCGTCCAGCAGGCTTCTGACCACCACAGTTGGGGCACTCGATCGTACGCTGAGGAGCGCGTCTCCAGCTAACTACCTTACCAAAGTAATCCGCCGCGAACGCATAATCAGGATTACTCCCTAGCTCCTGAGCCAGCAATTCCTTGTTCGTAAGCTCCAACGTCGCCGCTCTCTCCAACAGATCCTTATACCTCTTCTCCATCCGATCGACCGCGTTCCGCATATCAGTCTCGAACGGGGGGTTCGCGAGAGAGAAGAACACTCCCGATTGGGACAGATCAACATTCTGTGACATCCCGGTCGGCGCATTTTCCAACGTGCGACCCAGATTATTCGGATTAATGAGATCAACGACATACCGAATCGCATCCTGCTCGTACGATTCGATCATATTCGATGCATCGTTCGTTTTGGTCAGCAGGATCGGCTGAGGGAACGAAGTGACAAGATGCCACTTTTCGTTCTCTTTTCCCTGACGCACAATTTTACCCTTACCCGTATCGAGATCGACCCGTGTAGCCAGCTCAGCAATGAACTTGGACTGATTCAGCCCGGGCTGGGGAGGGGCGCCCTGAGTCACCTCACTTTTATCGTTCTCATCAACGCCCGGGATCGGTACGCCATTGTTCCCGTACCGGTCGAATTTCATACTCCTAGCGGACACATTGTAAATGAAAATCTTGAAATCCGGCTCACGGAGCTGGCGCCATTCCAACCCGCCGTACGGCATATTCCCGCCGATCGCGGACGTGGACCCCTCGTGAACCTTATCGACGATGTAACCCATAGAGACTCCTTGGCGCAGGTGCGCCTATCTCTATGTGGAAAGGCTTAGTTACAGGAACGATTACAATCTATTAATTTTTCCCCGCAGACACAGAGCGGAGGCTTAGGTTTATACTCATCGTCATTACAATCCGCACACGCTGACCAGACTTTCAGCGGCGTTCCGGAATAGCTATAGGTATTCCAAATCGTCCAGCCCGAGCCGTCACCGCAATTAGGACAGGTCATCGGGTAGAGTGGCCGCGAGGGAGTTTGGCGGCAGATTGCTGTAACTGATTCCAGTAACGCTGAAGCTCGATCATTTTCTGATCAATCACTGTGGACCGGACGCCTTGTTTAGCGAACGATATTGCGTTCCCGCCGAACGGGACGGCATTGTCGTGAAGGTGGCGTTCGATCATCCTCTCCTTCTCCTCTTCATCCTTCGCTAACAACGCCTGATGCGCCGCTTTCGTCTTCTCCCAGGATATCTCTTTCGCGCGTTGAATGATAGGGATCAGACGTTCGAACGTGGCATAATTCAGTGGCATCGCGTGGGTGACGATACGGTCATCGACCCGCTCCCACCATTTCAGGTGATACAACGTCTCGTATCTACCTGAATAAGGGTATTCACCAAGTGTCTGCAGTCCAGTCTCTTCGTCGAGGTTAGACACGTAATACCCCTCCGGCGTCCCGTACTCAATCGCATCATGCCACATTGCTAGAGCCCAGCAGGGGGTGCCGTCGCCCCTTAGCAGCGTACGATAACCAACGTAATGCGCCTCGTCCACACTCCATCGCCCGCCAGCGCGGTACGAGCCCTCTCCCCCACCATACTGAGCCCAGAAGAGGACGAAACGAGGGGAGTCATATCGGTTCACGCCCCCGAGGTGCCGAAGCCAATCCGCATACTCGCGTGGCACAACATTACACTCTTTTCTTTCCATACCTGCACCCGCAAGTCTTCGTGCGGCCTTCCCTAAGGTTCGTCCCTCGCGCTAAACTGAACGCCCCGCACACACACCGGCAGAGCCAGAGGTACTCCGGGTGAGGAGGAAGCTTTGCTCCACCGATCACGGTGAGGTAGCCGAATGTTTTACCGAGGAGATTATACCGTAATGTCATTTTTCGTCGGATCTGTCATTTCTAGCAATTTGTGCCGCTCTGCGTCTTTCTGACCAAGGCTTACCTTTTCTAGTTTTACTACAGCTTTCTGCAAGTCTGCGTTTATGTTCCTCTGAACGATTCCGAGCGTAAAAACTGAGCTTTTTGCAATGCTCCGGAGACAAAGACCTTCCTTTACGGGCAATGCTCATTTTTACCCGTGCTTCTGGAGATACTTTCTGACCCAGATGACTTTGTCTAAGAATATGACGAGTTTCTTCGCTCGCTTTTCGGCCTGTATTCACTTCGATTAGTCTTAACCGAAGCCATTCAGGAATAATTCTACCGGATACGCCTTCTCCCCCATTCGTCATATTTCTGAGACATCCAGTTCCCAAATCTTTGCGCCCATAAAACGCGATTAGGACGCATTCGGCGAAGAGACTATCTTCTTCACACTCGTACTCCTGAACTATAATTTGATCGTCTGAAATGGGACGGCGTAGCCGATGGGATCCAGAGATAAATCCTCGCCGTCCTTGCCCCTTCCCGACATAATAGGGAGTACCGTCTAACCGTAACCAAATGTATGTATAAAATCTCACTTGGGTCGTTCGTTCGCCACTAAGCAATTTGTGATTAACATCGTTGCAGCTACTGAAGCGGCAGATTCAAGTGCTACGCGAGTTACTCGGACAGGATCAAGGATTCCGGCACCAATCATATCACAAAAGAAATCCGTCCTAGCGTTCCATCCGTAGTTCGCGTGATCTCCGTCAAGAATTTGAGCGAGAACATAGTCAGCAGATTTTCCAGAGTTCTCGGCGAGTGTTCGTATTGGTGCTTCGCATGCCTTTTGAACTATTTTCACCCCTGCGCTTTCTTCGTCAGAGCATTCAAGCACTCTAGACGCTCTAAACAATGCGACACCCCCTCCGGGGACGATGCCTTCTGATATTGCGCCTCGTGTTGCGTGCATCGCATCTTCAATCGCATCTTTCCTAACCATCATCTCCAACTCAGTCGCCGCACCAACGCGTATAACCGCCACACCGCCAACCAGCCTAGCAAGACGAGAATGCAAGCGAAGACGGGCTCCGTCATCCACAGATTCTTTAACTTGTGTCCTAAGCTCATTAATCCTCCTAGTCAACGCAGGATTCTCAGTAATATCAGCAATAATCGTAGTGCCAGTGGGCTTAATGATAACCTTACTAGCATGCCCCAGCATCGACGCGGCCACGTCAGATAGTTTGACACCTTTTAGCTCCGTGAAGACGGTTCCGTTCGTTAACGCACCGATATCGTGCAGGTTGTCGACTCCACCGGGGGTGCGGATCGCGCAGAATTTGTATGGCTGCTTCCCGTCGGTGTTACGAAGCGCAGCATTTGCCCCGAGGACACCCAACGCCTCATCAGTTACGTCCTCAGCGATAATTAATAGAGACTTACCCTGCTTAACAATCTCCTCAAGCAACTTCTTCGCTGGGAGGATCGTCGCGAGCTTCTTCTCCCACAGCAGTACCGCTACATCCTCAAGCACACACTCATTCCGCTCACGATTATTCACGAACTCCGGCAGAATGAACCCTGTCCCAATCTGCATACCATCGACAACAACTAATGACGATTCGGTACTCCTGCTTACTTCGACACTCACAACTCCGTCTTCGCCCGCTTTCTCCATTGCATCAGCAATGAGTCCCCCCAATCCTGCGTCGTTATTCGCCGAGATGGTAGCCACTTGTCGGACCATGTCCCCTGAAACGGGACGAGCCATCGACTTGAGGGACTGAACAACTCCCGCCGTAGCTCGTTCAATGCCGCGTTTGAGAGCGACCGGGTTGCAACCGACACTGATCTGCTTGACGCCTTCACTGAATATCGCTTGTGCCAGTAATGTAGCAGTAGTAGTACCATCGCCAGATTGATCGACCGCTTCACGCGCTACCCCCTTAAGAGTTTCGACTGCGATATTCTCGAACGGGTCCGATGCTTCGATCTGGTTAGCGATCGTGACGCCGTCACGGGTGCTGATAGGCTGGTTCGTTCCGAGGCGTTCGTACACACAGTTACGTCCGTTCGGACCAAGGCTGACCTTTACGGCGTTAGCGATAAGATTCACGCCCGCCAGCAACTTAGTTAGAGCATCAGGACCACTTACTATCTGCTTACTCACGAACGAGCCTCTCGACTGTACGGATGTCTTGGATACGCACGATGAACTCCGTCGCCTGCGTCGGGTCCGTGTGGTCGTAGGCTTCAGCAGTATACTCACCAAACTTCACTCGATCACCGACGGAGATGAACTCCTCGATGGGGAGGTATTGGTTGCCTAATACGACTCCATCGCCAACAGCGATCACTTCGCCCAGTCGCGACTTCTCCCTGTACTTATCTGGGATCACGAAGTCCTCAGTCTCAGAATGAGATTTGATGACTCTGACTAATACCCGGTCGAGGATAGGTTGAGGCTTATGGTACGTGCGAGAACGATCAGGACGCAGATCGACAACGGGTGTTACGGGTGAGGACATTGAGACTCCTTATAACTCTTCTATCGTAAAAATATCGTGAATACTTACCCAGCGATCGCTGTCGAAGAAGCTGTCAGCTTGAACGAACGCTTTCTTAACCTTACCATCCTGCTTGCCATACTTTACGAGCTTACCCCGATACGAGTGTCGGTCATTGATGACAACAACCTCGCTACCAATCTCCGGCGCCCCAACGAGTTGGTCGAATACGTCCTCAATCTTTACCGTACGATCCTTTTTAGCCATGAGACCTCACGACTAAGTATAATCATACTTCGATATTTCGTCAAGCACGGAGAGCCATGTTTTCGTGGATCTTTTAGAATACCCCTTTAAGTTCCTTAGATTGAACAAGTTGGAGAGAAAATCACTCCGCAGTAACCGCGTCATTTTCCCCCGGATCTCCCCCGTATCCGTTGGATCCTCGACGACGCTCGACGAATCTGCCCAGGGGATCTGGTCGCTACACACTAACGGCACACCAACGTTCACCGCGTCCGCAGCAGTAATACAGAACGTCTCACTGAACGACACGGCGAGCGCGAGATCCATTTGTGCCATGAGCATAAGGAATTCGTTATGCGGGAGCCAAGGGTGCAGCACGAGCGTGTGGTTGGTCTCAGCGAACATTGACTGAATATTCTTCAGTATCGCGTTCCCGCCAGACTCAGTACGCGTCCCGTTCATGTGGAAGTTCAGTGTCTGGGAGGTCTGGTCGGCGTATTCGACGGCAGCGACCGCTTGGACGAGTTGATTCTTGAGTGGCCGGATCGCCCCGAAGCATCCAATGTTCAGTCCAGTGAGGATCGGCTTCACACTAGGCTTCGTAACGGGATAGTAATTCGGCAAATGAACGAACCCGCCCTCGTCCCCAAATACCCTCACCAAATCATCCTGCGTCCGCTGCTTATTCGTCGCGACGTATACGTTACGGTCGAGGTAACCTTTGATCCACAGGAACGCTATTCCGTCAGAAGAGAGGAACGGGAGATCACTATGCAACCGCACCACCCACGTCACCGTCGGATGCAACTGTGACAGAATGTCAAATTTCTCAGGAACGACCCATAACGCCTCGATGATCGCTACATCAGGCTGGTACGCAGTGACCTCACGATCGATGTCATTGTTATCAGTAACGACAGCAATCTTCGCCGCGACGCCATTCTGATTCAACATATCGACGATGAACCGGCATGAGTTCAGTAGTCCGCCCGCGTGATCATCGCAATAACCAGCGTCAGCATAGTCGTATACCGTTTTCTTGAGTATGAAAAGAACGCGCATGACACTCCAGAGGCCAGAAAATTTGATCTGACTTTCTCTGAAAAGTCATGCGCGGGAATAACTACTTATTACTGAGTATTCTCTGAGAGTGTGGGATCGTTCGCAGTCTCCGACGCGATCCAAGAGGCGTGTTAGCTTTAGCCGTATGCCCGAGCAACTGTTGCCAGCCGGACGACGAGCCAATCGTCAGCACGCCAATGTATCCTCCTGGTAACAACTGCAACGGCGCCAGAATATGCCCCATGAAGTCGTACCGCGCGTTCGGCTCCAGCGTCGGAGGCCCGAACCACTCTGGCGTAACGAAATCGCTGACCTTGAAATCATTGATCACGTACCCGTTCGAGTCGTTCTCGCACGCATCACAGACTTCGGTAGCGTACGCTGTCCCCGTGCCGTCGACGTTCAGTTGGATCACTGCTGAATCCACGTACGGATCCACGAGCATCTCCATAAGCTCATGCGAGGCTGTGACTGACCACGCCGAATCGTCCAACTCAGTCGTTCGAATGAACACTTTCCCCAGCGGCAGTCCAGTGGACGTAAGGTCGTGATAACCCAACGCCCCCGCAACATCCGCGTTATCAAGGAACACTAACTGCCAATGCGCCGGGTTCGGTGTCCCCGACTTAGGCACGAAGAACAACTGCGCGTTGATCCCCCAGATCGGAAAGAAATCCCTCGTCACCTGCTTCTGCAACGCAGCGACGAGCCATTCGATCATTTGATCAGACGCTTCCGTTGATGCATTAATACAATCGATTAGAATCAACCTTTGTCCCCCTTATCTCCCTTTGGACCTGCATCGCCACGATCGCCTTTGTCGCCCTTGTCACCCTTATCCCCTTTATCGCCCTTCGTACCCAAAGGACCACCATCACCTTTATCTCCCTTGTCCCCTTTGTCTCCTTTGAGACCGTTGACCCCATTCTCTCCATTACTACCAGAATCGCCTTTGCTACCAGCGTCGCCTTTATCACCCTTATCGCCCTTACTCCCGGCGCCACCAGCCGGACCCTGCGGTCCCTGAGACCCAGTAGCTCCCTGCGGACCCATTGGCCCGATCGCACCTCTTGCACCAGCAGGACCACTCGGCCCCGCAGCGCCCTTATGCACGAATCCAACAATCAGCGCTACGACAGACACGACGAGCGCAACAATACCGATGTATTGCATATTTTCTCCTTTAGCCAGAGGGGTTACTTTTGGTTGAAAAGGAGTAGGATTGTAAGTAGTTGATTGCGTTATCCGTCCACGTACCCGGGATAACATCCACAATCTTAGCCTCTTTTCGTATCCGTTCGACCACAGAGATATCTCGATTGCAGCCCATACAAAGTAACGCACGGACACATTTTCCGCAGGTCAAATATCCTGGACAGCAGTCGTGATCATGATCCCAACACAACCGCCGCTTCTCATACTCTCTTTCTGGACAGAGAAAGCAGTGTCCGTCCTGTGCGGCCAATGTCTCTTCGTAATCCTGATTCGATTTCTTATACCGAGCTTTGTACTGTCGATTCCTGCGATGCTCCTGCGTATGCGAATCCCGAGGCCGATCCGTTCGAGCTAGTTGAGCCTCTCGCATCTTCTTTCGCGCCTCAACGGACGGTTTTGGGCGCCCACGCTTCCATCCATCAGCTAAATACGTCTCAAGTTGATCAACGGGGACGCGTAGTGTCTCTTCGCCGCGCTGAATCCACCGCATACTTTTAAGTTGCTCAAGGTTACGGCATTCAAAACCCCGCGCGTGATTGTTATGCTTCCCATGTTCGTTTCCCGGTTCAAATGGCATATATCCTCCGAAAAGGATATTCGCATTCTTATGTCATTTTGTCAAGACTTATTTTTGCGAATTACCGAGGCGAACAAAAAGAAAAGGACCAAGTTTTGAGGCTTGGTCCTAATTACTTCTATCTAATTGAAAACTAGATAGTTGGCTGGGTTGCTCCAGTGATATAAACACCGGATTTGGGCGCACAGTCCACTAAGTTGAAACAGCTGACATAGGAAAACATGTGCGACGCGAGGTAAGTGTTTTGTCCTGTTGGACTTGCGGGGATGTCCGGAACCGGGGCAACCACCTGGCCCCCTCCGAAATCATACAGCTCCAACGGCTCCAACTCACCGATGTACCAATTGTCGAGGACGAGTCCGTCGATACGTCCCGGGAGCGCGTTCCACGAGATATGCAGCGGACGACCGCCGAACGTCTCTTGGAAGAGCTTGTAGGACATGTCTTCGGGTTTGTCACCCTTGACGGCTGATTTGTACTCGATCTGAACGTTGTACTGCAGGTTCGCCATTGCGTACCCTTGATCAGGCCCGGTGTGCCAGACCATCGATTTGATGGCCGAGGCATCGGGACCGAGGGCGCGGCCCAGCAGGGTTAGTGCACGCTGCGAGAGACCAGGGGTCACTGCGGCGTTGAGCGCGATCACTGGGGTGCTCAGGCGTCCAGGATAGGACGCACGATTCAACCCACCGATCGTGCCAGTGTTGCTATTCACCTGCCACGCACGGATACCCTGGATGGACGCGGAGGCCGCGCCGTTCGTGGTATTGCCGTTGTAAATGAACAGGTAATCGCCGGTCGCGGTCGCACCACCGGTGGACGGCAGAGCGGACGCGGAGTAAATGGTCTGGGAGACCGGGTCGACGTAGGAGATAGTGAAGCTTCCCCGGGGCGAGGCCGAAGTCTCGGTCGGATAAACCGTCACATTCTGCTGGTCGGTGAACGCAGCCGCGATATTCATGCCCACAATTGAGCTGAATCCGGGGCCAGCGGAGCCGGTGCCAGAATTAACCGTCGCCGTCGAAGGAATCTGATCCAGCATACCGGAGCCGTCAGCGTTCACCAACGCCTCCAACCCCTGCATCGCCTGATCAAGAGAGTTCTTCATTTCCTGGGCTTTTACCTCAAACAAGCCCTTCTCTTTCCCATCGGTCGACTGCTGTGCCAACCAAGAAATTTCGCATACGTTGTACACGAACACTGGAGACACTGCGAACGCGGCCCACTGGGAGCCGGATCCACGATAAAGCGAATCAGCATTACCTGTTCCTTGCGCCACTGCCGCGCCAGCTTGGACACGGAACGGAACACGGAACGAGGGACGAGCGGTTCCACCAGCGGCGGTTTCGTTGGAAACCTTCACTGTGTGGGCTTTTTGTTTGAATAAGCTGTAAGTAGTAGTACCGTGAAAGACAAGGTCCGGAATTTTCTCCGCAAATGCTTCAACCTCAATACTTTCCACGGCTGCTTCTAGAAGAGGGTTGGGACTCGAAATCGCCAATGTAGTTTTCCTTGTTGGGCTATGCCCAAAGTTAAGTCAGCAACGGGAGCCGAGACGCAGCCGTTCTGCTAGGGAGACTCCTAGAATCGGGCGAGGAAAACTAGCGATATGCGTTTACGCCGGTATTCGCTATTTCTAGCTGGCTTGGCGAGGCCACCTGTTAACGGGCGCGGTCCCAGAGATCGCTAGACCTCTGTAGATATATTGGAAAGGCTATGTTTCTGAAGGTAGGCAATAGCTTTTTGTAGACGGACGGGATCTTCTCGGAAATTACCGATCCCAGGGTTACATCCTCTGCAGAGAATATCCCTAAGTTTGAAAGGCTTCTTTCGGTGATCCCAATGACCAGTAGTCATATCAATCGGATCGCCGCAAATCTCACATTTGTAATTCTGCTCGGCCAGCTTCCGCTCTTTATCGGCAATGGATTTACCGTATTTGCGGCGGTAATGACCCTCTCGACTCTGTTGATTGCGAGTTGCTTTGTTGGCAAGATAATTCTGTGCTTTAGCTTCTTTTTCTCGAACTATTCGCTCCGGCTTAGCGCGATACTCCGCACGCCACTCTCGGTCGCAATCGGGATCATCCTTGCGGCGTTGGCGTTCTTGGAGTTTTAATTTCTCGCGATTACGCTCACGATATGCTTTATGATACGCGACGTAATCTTCGTGATTCTTGTATCCCACGGAACCACGATACCACACTTATGACAAAACGTCAATTAGCGTTTATCACGCGCGTTCCAACTCACGTACCTGTTTGAGCCCCTGAGCTTCGCCTTCCCAGCGATATACGCTGCCTGCGCACCGGGCTCCGACCAATCAATATCCTCGAACTTCGGTTTCGTCGGAACGTATTGGAACTGGAACTTACCGTCGGCGCCCGTAGTCTGCGGTGCTGGGGCGGCTTTCCTAGCTACCGGAGCCGCTTTACCCTTCGTGCGGTTCGGATACCGGCGATCCAATACTTCCTTGACCAGCCGCTTAGCGATCGAATCAACCGTCTGATTATGGAAATTCTGAATCTTCGTCTTATCCGGCGATTTCTGCGAGAAGAACGCATCCATCTGTGTCTGGTAGGCTTTGTTCTGGCTCAGTTCGGAGTAAAGCTGCTGCTTCACCGCCGCACCGAGGTCGTGTAGTGACTCTTTCGACCAGCCGGAGAAGAACGGATCCTTCAGGTAAGGTCTCAACGCTGCACCGAGCGAATCGTTATTATACTTATCACATGACGTAGCGACGCCGGACTGAAACTCCTTCTGCTGCTGGGAACGGAACTCTGTCCGCTCTTTCTCGAACGCCTGTCGCTCAGGATCAAGGTTCTGTTTGCTCGCGCTATCCACACCCGCCTTCAGATCCTCGAACCATTTCTGCATATTACCGAGAATAGCCTTAGCGTTTGCAACGTTCGGTTGGTCGCCAGCGAGACTCTCCATCAGACTCTCGACGACATTCGGCAGACCGACGTCGCGTAGTCCTTGATAAAAATGAGGCTTCATCGCGGCGAAATAAGCCTTCTCGTCCGTCGCGCGGAGTTTCTCCAGGAACGGCGATGCTAGCTTGCCGAACGCATCGATTTTACCCTCTGACCGCATATCTTCGATAATATCGTCGAGTACAGTAGGATCACCTGCATACAGCTTCGCATCCGTCGCCTGTATCGCTTTAACATTCTCTTGTAACGACGTGAACCCATCAGCTCCACCAACGGCGTCAAGGAGTGCTTTAGCACTCTGGGCGTCGGCGACTTTTGGGAACACCGCTTTATAGGCATTGTATCTGCCAAAACTATCGTTGAGCTGGCGAGCAATCGGCGCCATCGCCGGATCGGAGTCACGCAGCTTCTTCAACGCAGCGCGGACAGCGGCGGGATTCGTACGGGCGTCGACAGACCGTTCGGCGTCGCCGTCCGAGGACTGCGTTGCATCCATGGATGGATCGGTACCCTCCTCCATGGAAACGTCGGTTGTCGAATCTAATGCTTGATCGGTCTCAGGGGACGGGGAACTGGTTTCTTCGGGTGCTGGCGGGGCGGCTTCGGGTGCGGTTGCGAGGTCAATGAGACCAGAGACATCACCTATGGACATGGAGACTCCAATCGAGACAGATTAGCGCAGAGCGCTATATGTATCTCGAAAGGCTATTTGCCATATTTACGGTAATATTCCGCCACCCTCTCGGGATCGACGTTAAACTTGTCTATAGCGTTGATAACGTAATAATTACAGGGAAAGCACAACAGACCACGTCTCTGCCCGGTCTTATGCGAGTGGTCACCATTAAGCCTACGACCCTTCGGCACACGGTCACAGCATGCACAATGCCCACCCTGCTCCGCGAGCTGTTTCTCATATTCCTCCGTAGAAAGTTGGGGGATTATGTACTTTTTGGATCGTCTTCGCGCCATTAGACTATAAACAAATACATCGGTACGTTCGTGATATTCGTTGTGCCGGTCAACGTACCGAGGGTTGCGGGCATCGCACCGGCGGAGATCGCATTAGCCGCTGTCGCTACGAACCCGGACGTCCCGGCGTTATACAATGCGGGCGTTACCGCGTCGAGATAGAACCCGGCGTTCGCCAGCGTCCCGCTCCCGGACGTCGCGCCCCATGCGAATAGATACTCCCCTGCCGCTAATACAACCGGCGAACCCAGCGTAACCACCTGCGTACTACTGCTGTTCAAATTGAACGCGTTCGCGCCGGAGTCAATGAGCTTCGTATTCCCGTCCGCCGAGTACACTGCACACACGCCATTCGCCGAGTTCAGCCCCGACCTCACCTGATTTGCTATTTTGCGTACCGTGTACGATGCGGTAAGCACTAACGGTAACACTCCAACGGCATTCGACGTCGCCGCTGCCGCGAAATTACCGTTCAAATTGACATAGCCGGGTAAGTTTATCCCGGGATAAAACATCGCTGACCCTGCGGTACTAAACGTCGCCGCCCCCGCCGCTGCCCACGAGCCGTCGCCGCGCCAGAAGGTCGACGACGACGCTCCGGTGCCTGAATTAAGGCTATTCACTCCTACTGGCAACTGTACCCATGTCGCGCCGTTATACTTATACGTAAATCCCGTATTCTGATCCCCGACCGTCCAGCCGTTGATCGGCTGGTAGAACTCCCATTCGCCCGACGGGGCGAGAGGATTATCAGTGGACCAATACGCGACGAAATTAGTCTTCCCTGTCCACGCCCCCGAGCCCACACTAGCAACAACATACGTATCCCCGTTCGTCGGCGTCCCCGGCGCCGCCGCTGTGGTCATATTGATCACATTCGGTTGAATGAGCGCTTGGTACATGCGTAGGAATGCTCTGCCGTCGTTCCCGTACGTTGCGCCGTCAGGAATACTGTCAACAACTGCTATCTTTGGTCCTATGGTATTAGCCATCTATATCTAACCGAAAAAGAATCCGTACGAACTATTTGCTGTAACCGCTGCAGCTTTGAACGCTACTGCGAACCCCCCGAAATGTGTCTGACTCCCGCTTCCAAAAGAAGTTGTAAAAGTCCCCGGGGATTGATTTAATATATACTGAACTTCTGAGTAGACGGAAACTAACATCGAAGACCCTATCGTATATCCTGATCCTGCTGCAGCATTAGAATCACTTCCCGCATACCCGACCATTATCAAATCGGTGTTAACCGTAGTAAGGTTGTTTTGAGTAGGTACTCCTGTATTCGGAGAATTAAAACTATGTGCAACTTCTACTGGGCTACTAGTAACTACTCCAGCAAACTCATAAAAATAAAATTCTCCGGTAACGTCGTACGTAACACCTGACCCCGGCATAGAAAACGTAACAGAAACAACAGTACCCATAGGTACAGAGGCTGCGTTAGCTAGATAATCTATATCCGCTATGCCGCCGGTAGTATTTGTTCCTTCTTTCCACTGGTTTCCTGCTGGGGAAGAAAATGATCCTAAGCCCGGTATGCTAATAGCAGCGCTTGGCCCTTCAAATTGTCCTGCGGTATGACTATGCGCTGTACCTGCGTGGTGTATTATTAACAAGCTTCCTGCTTGGGTGGCTTGGGGTAAAGTGTATGTAGCAGTTCCCACGGTAAATGGAACAGTTCCTGTAGCTGATACGCTGCTGCCCCTGCCTGATTGTAAAAGGGAGATTGCCATTAGGGGATTGTAACGTTGATACCAAGGTTAATTCTTGTAACTGTCGACGCGCTGTTCACGTTTATTTGAATGAAATCTCCCGCATTAATCCCCGTCGTCCACGTCGACGCATTCAGATTCTCGTTCTTCTGTGCTGAGGACAATGTCGGCTTGTCGGATGCGGCGATACTGGCAGTCGATGGAAAATTAGCATAACTACTGCGAAGTACATCGACGACGCATGAACCAGATTGATCCGCTGAGATTACCCACCCTGTAATCGTACATGCCATTGGAATTGGCCACTGACCTTTTGCTCCAGTGGTTATTGCTGATCCCCCGCCATCAACTTCAAATAGAATTGTTGCTACTCGCGCCCCAACCCACGCCGAGCCATTGAACACATACGTCCCATTATTCACTTGGGACACAACCTGCCAACCCTGCTTCGGGGCATAATAATCCCATGTGCCGAGGGGGAAAAGAGGATTATCGGTCGTCCAGTACGCAATATGCGCGTCGAGACCTATCCACGCTCCGCTCGCTCCCGATCCGATCACATACGTATCGCCATTCGTCGGTGATCCCGGAGGCGACGTCGTCGTAAGATTAATAACATTAGGCTGGATCAGCGCTTGGAACATCCGCAGAAACGACCGCCCATCAACTCCATAGTAAGCCCCATCGGGTATACTATCGACCACCGCGATCTTCGGTCCTACAGTGTTTACCATCTATCTTTTGCTCGAAAGTTAATCCGATAACAACGCTACTTTCTTCCATACCGCTGCGCCCGCCAGTCCACCGGACACGCAGAGATAAATATTCCCCTGGTCCCACGCTAACTGCCCCGTTACTCCTGCTGTCGCCGCGCTCGTCGGGCTTGTTGAAGTAGCTATAACCACGGACCCACTCTTTAGCGTTAGTCCGGCACCCGTCACCGACCCAACAATCGACCCATCATTGATCTCTGTCCCCGATACCCCACTGTTACCAATCCAAAAGTTGATAGCCCCGGGGGCTCCGGCCCCAGTTGGCAACCCACCCTGTATATCCGTACTCGTACCGTTCTGGTCCAATCCTATTGGCGTCGCTCTGCCTAACACTCCTCCGTACTCCAGCACCGCTCTTGACACGGACGTAATCGAATTCGCATCACTCCTGCCGCCGATCCATGTATCGTTCGCCGTCTGCCCGTCGCCGTACTGCCCAGTCGACCACACAACCGGCACGGTACCCATTTGTTTCTGACTTATACCAAAATAACTCGTGCCACCGCTATTACGATGAAACTTCCAGGGCTTCGGCTTTGCCCCCGGACCGGTAATAATCTGAACACCATCGACATCCACGATAATAGGATTATCATCCAGCATAAATGCCGTGCCGTTCCAGTCTATGCGGCTAAACGAACAATTTTTAATTAATCCACTAATAAGCGCGTATCCCCCAGCAGCATAGCAGTTGTCAAACTTGCCAGAGATATACGATGTACCAAAGTTACCCGCTATAACATTGAATGTCATTAATGAGAAATTTACTGTACCGCAGGACGTGGGATTACCAGCCCAATAAGGTTCGACCACGAATAACTGCCCGTTAGCCGGAGCCGCTGGAGGATTATTTATTCTAAATGTGGGATCGAGTGTTACCCAGCCAGATGAGCACGTAATACTTGTACTATCATTAGAGGTTACTATACCATATTGTCCGGCTTGATAGGACGCAGGATAAACTGTAACTTGCATCCCGACAAAAGCATTCGGAACAAAATTAGCTGTTAAGCATTGTATTGTTGTCGCTGACCCGCCCGTTGCTATAAGTTGCGTCGTCCCACCATATACACCAACATTTGATACTAAATAATACTTCCCATCCCCGCCTAAACTCGTACCAGTAATAATCTGATTAACACTCGAATTGGATCCAGCAATACCATATATCTGAGGGTTGCCCCAGAATTGGATTGCTTGCATGATCGTCTCGCAGTATTCCATTATCCCTACGCCTGCTGCTAATAATAAACTCTCGCTTCGGACATTACGCATTGTTGAAACTGTCTGTGGGCCTTCGGAATACACATCGAATCCAGTAGCGGGGTTCTTTTGATTATTAATATATTGAGCCAATACACCATTCTCAAATGACACTGCGTCAACGAACCAGTTACCTCCATATGAGGCTAATCCATAGCCCGGACAACCTTGGATATCTCCACCGAACCATCCGTTAATAATCGCGTTATCTGCGTAAAAACGCCCGATGTTCCGTCCAGTATTATTCCCGCCGATCTGAGCGCACGCGCCGGTAAAGCCTAATCCATTACAATCCCAGAAGTAGATATTGCTTCCCTGTGCCCCTCCGCCCGACTTAGCTATCAGTACTCCCGTATCGACTAATCCGTTACCGTTAAAACTACACATACGAAAGTCAATGAATTGTGGGCGAAGGTCGGAGCCCTGAGATCCGTTGTAATCTAAATCGATCAAACAATTCGTCGAAGCGGCTTGAGCAGAAAATGACAGATTGTCAAAACATCCATAGGAGACCGATTGGCCGTCGACGATCCGGGCGTTCGGCGCGAACTGAATGATCCCACTGGAGAGACGATTACTTCCTGTCCAGAGGAAGCCGTTCATGTGATAACATTTCAACTCGCCGCCGATCTCGTACAATCCTGAGAAATGTAACTCTCTATTGAACTGCAAGCTCGCACTGCCGTTCGTGCGATTCGTACCATACGCTCCGTATATCGCAGCTTGTAACGCCTGAGTGTTCGTCGCGGGGGGATTCGTCCCCGGTACTGCTCCCCACCATTCGGGGTAGACACAAGTAATAAGTGTGCTTTGTAATGATACCGTTCCCTGTCCCGGTAAGGCATTGAAGAATACCTGCTGCAACCCTGCGCGGATCAAGCCTGCGATCGTCACGGTCTGTCCAGTGACAACCTGTAACGCTCCGCCTTGGGTGAAGTCCAGTGTTATATTAGTCGGGAACGTTATGTTACTAAGTACACACGAGCCGGTGTTTGGGAAGACTAGAGTCGTTACTTTCGATCCGATACTCGTCAATAACGCCTGCATCGCTACGGTCGTATCAGTTATACCATCGCATACGACTCCCGCTGCGCTGAACGGCGACAAATCAGCGAAACTCTGTGGTATTGTCACTGAAGTCGCATCCCCGTTGTGTACAATCTGGCTCACAGCGGTTCCTTTCGGTATTATTGGCATTCGTTACAGCTGCTCGCATTTTATGCGAAGGGCGTATTGCATCGGGGTCGCGCCGGAGGAAGCGTATCCTGCGCAGGTGTATTGAATATTCGTGGCCGCTTTCGCGTAAACAATGACCTCGGACGCTGCGGTAGCTACAAGAGTATTCGTTGCGTTCGTCGCTATCGGAGTCGATGCCCCAGCAGCGGAATTATCGCCTTCAGTCCATGTGATCGCTACGGAAGGTAACGTTGAGGATGTCGTAGCTATCTGTGTGCGTTTGATTGACGCACTAATACGATATAATCCTGTCGTTATAACTGCATACAACGGCGTTGCGCCAATACTCGCAGCCTGAGCAGTAAGATTAACAACCGACGCTTGCATCGGCAGGCCTGTCGGCAACTGATTCGGCTGACACGTACCCGTAAGCTGAGCGAATGTTGTCGGCAGGACTGTTGAATCGCCATTACAAGTCATAATTCCTCACAGAGCGACTAATCTTATATGCAATTCGTATACCATTTGTCCTGGCGTGGCCGATGTGTAATCATATTTATACTGAATTGCGGTCGCAGTTTTAGCGTAAATTACCTCAACTCCGCCAACTGCCGTTCCCGTAGTATTAGCAGAGGACGTAACACTATTCCCCGGTACGGTAGTTTTAGTCACACTATCTGTTGGAGATGTGTATACGACCTGAAACCCGTTCGTTCCTCCAAGCACAGATGAAACCCCGTCTGCGGTCGTAATCGTAGCCGACCAGATAACTTTATACATGCCCGTACGGGGAGCTGATGCTATAATATTAGTAGCTGTAATCGCCGCCGATTGAGCAGTGAGGTCGCTTAGTACAATTTCAGAAGGAACACCTTGGCCTACTGTTGCCGAGCCACCATATTTAATAACCGTATTGAACGATAGATTAGCCGAAGTATCACTAGTAGCACTAGCGTTACCGAACGCTATTGAACCGGCCCCGAGCCGTGAAATTCCCGTATCCTGCCCAGTTGATGACGCGCTGCCCGATGTAAAGGCAAAAATCCCGGTGTTTGGAAGATTGGCGAGCACCGGGCCACCACCGTATAAGCTAAGAGTCTGGACTCCCGCGTTACTAAAATTGATTTCATTGGATGTGAGACTGGAGAAACCAGTACTGGTACCGCCCGAAAACGAAAAGGCGGGAGCAGCTTGAGTACCTGCAGGTAGTAAGAGATTATTGCTACAAACAATGCCATTAGTGGATGTTCCAGCGACAGCCGGGGCGGTAAATGTCGCCGTTCCGCTCGTTTTACCCTTTAGTCCAAGGATACCATTATTCGTTGTATCGGCGGGACCGATGTTCAGCTGAGTAACACCGTCGGTAGTAAACGCAGATAGTGTCTGCGTTGCCTGACCGCCAGCACCAAGCACAACAGCATTACTGGTAAGAGATGAGGCGGATGTTACAGCGGTTGGGGCAGTAAGATTTCCTGTTGTGGCGTTGAGGACAATTGGAGATGAAGCCGTTACCGCGAACGTTCCTGTTCCAGTGGGGAGAGTTAACGTTGGTGTCGCAGCGTTCGCTGGTGCGGTGATCGTGTATAATCCCGACGCGGTCGATGATGCGAGGGCAATAGTTCCGGTGCTGGTACCCGGGACACCCAGCTGAGGCGCAATTGTGTACGCTGGGGCGCCTGAGGATGTTCCGCTGTTTCCGAACACCGTACCGCCGCCCGCGTTCGTAAGTGCGAATGTTAGGGCAGGCGTAGTCGTCGCTGTAGCAACGCTTGTAGTGAATAATGGAGAAAGATTACCGGCAGAGAACGATGTAACCGTACCGGAGCCAACCGCGACCGTTGTGAACGCGCCGGTCGTCGAGTTATAACTAGCTAGAGCTTGGCCGCCTACTGCGGGCGTATTTGCGGGTAGAAGTAACTCCGCCGATACGTTACTCCCTGAAACTTGGAACGTTACATTAGTAAATCCCGCTCCAGCCGCAGGTGTCGTGCCGTTGAAATTGGGATTCGTGACCGTAGCGCCGTTAACTTTTACCGACCCGCCCCCGCCGCCGCTGTTATTATCAATGAGAACAAAGTTGTACGCGACGATAGGGTCGATGCCGACGAGGGTTAGCCCGAGGTTCGGTGTTTGCGGAGTTGAGGACTGGACGTAATAGGCTGGTAAAGGCCCGCTATATCCCTGCGGCGTCTCAGACATTGAAATCCCTATCCTGTCGAAGTATTCTCTTCAAATGATCGCTCATTTCGCTCGTTGGAGGAGTTAACCCGAACACCCCGTCCGTTATTTCTTCCTGCACTGTTACCGGCGGCAACGCGTCCTGCAACTCCTTCAACTTCCTCTGCTCCTCAGCGTGCTCGATCTGTGCTAGTAACACCTGCAACGCCCGAGCTTTATCTTCCTCAGCTCTCCGCTCAGCTTCAGCCTTCAGTACCGCCTGCTCCTCAGCCTGCTTCCGCTCTCTCTCATTCCGCTCCCACGCTTCCCATTGCTCCTGCTCGCGCGTCTCTCGTGCTACCCTCGCCGCAACAACCGCATCGATCTCTTCTCTCCGCGCCTTCTTCGCCGCCTCTAACTGTTCTTCACGCGCCTTCTTCTTCTGCTCAAACTCCTCCGCATCCTTACGCTTCTGCTGCTCAATATTAGCTAGCCTCGCCGCTAATACCTTCTCAATATCCTTCGTTTCGCTCATAGAGACTCCTGTTATTGAGTGGAAAGGGGCTCGGGGCTACTCGCCGAACGCCGCTGGTTTCTCACCCAGCACCGGCTTCAACTCGAACTCGCCTTCGCCCGTCTCCCAGATCTCGGCTAGGCCCCCTGGGGCAACCGCATCCTCACCCGTCTCCGGTCTCCCATCCCTATTCCCATGGAACATATTCTCTAAAGCTATAACGTTGCTCGTGTGAGTAACGAAGAGTTTTATACCTACGTCTTCCTTCTTAGGCCGAACGTACTCGCAGCAACCGTGCTCGCGGTCGATCTGTATCAGACCGTTTACTTTTCTCTTAGCATTCATCGGGTCAGCGACGACCTTGGGATGATTACAGTACGACGATTCTTTCGATGGCTTATGTATGCACTGACCGCAGTGGTACGGCCCGGACTCAGCGTACCCGGACTGAGGCGTCCCTGACGCTTCGTCCTGCGGATCCTTCTTCAACTCAGGCTCGAAGAAATCCCACGTTCGTTCCTCAAGGTCGTCCAGCGACTCGCCCTCAGGCACCGGTTCCTTGGGATTATCGACGAAGTAGTCGAGGACATCGGAGTATTCTTTCTTATCTTTGCCCGAGAGGAATCCTAGATTCCATGATATTAATCCACGATCCTGCGACACTTTCGCCCCGCAATGTTCGGCGATAATATCCGCTGTCTGCACTGCTCGTAGCATCGGGGAAGACACGATCCGATGCACGGTGTACTTATCGCACACGATCTTACCGACTTTCTCGGCCTCAGACTCGCCCTTTTTATTCAACGGCGGGTCCATCCGCGAGCGGAAGAGATTCTTTGCGTTCGCAGCGGTCTCACCGTGACGGACAATAAGCGCTATTAAACGGGCCATTAACGCCTCAGTTTCCGAGTGGGATTCGGGGGGTTCTGGTCAGTTCCGGGAGCGGGTTGCTCCGACGTGTCCTTATGTAGACCAGCGGTGTAGATTGAATCCGGTATTACCTTCTTCGCAATATCCCGATTCATCTCCCGCGTCGCGTGGTCAGCGAACGTGCTGGGCTGAGCAGCTACGGGGATCTGAGCCATTTTAACGATCCCATCCTGAACCTCGGGCGGCATTTGCGCGGCGTTGATGCTTATTGAGGGTGGTTTCGGAGGAGCGGGAGCCTGCGCCGCAGCCTTTAACTGCTGCGATACACTGATATGCTTCTGCCAGTGGAGATAAGCATTTTGGAACGCAGCCTGCTGCTGAGGATTACCGTACTGGAACTTGCGTCCATTGGGACCGTTCATCCAGTCGAACAGCACTGCTGCTTCAGTGTCGTGGTCCTCAGACGCGTCCTCACGCACAGCGACGGTGCTGATCTCGGGCGGCAGACTCTGCATCTGCTGCTGGGCCTGTTGAAGGAGTTGGGGACCTGCCTGCATCTGCTGCTGCTCGTCGGGCGAGAGAGGGAGACCGGACGCGGCTTTCATTCCTATCACCTTCATCTCCTCCATCCCCTGCTCAACATTCTGCTGCAACTGGAGTAACTGGGGATTCGGCGCCGGACCGGAGCGTAGCAGCAACTCCAACTCCGCCTCCTGCTTCTCGACACTAGCTGCTCCCTTAATAACGAAATCCGGCATCCGCACGACTTCTTTGATCGCTTTCAGATTCTTGGGATCAAGGATGATCTGTGCGAACTCGGTGTTCGGCGAGGCCAATGCCTGATCCACGATCCCCATCACCCTCGTCTCACGTTGCGACCACGACTCGGGGAACTCAGGGTTCGATTCGGGATAACATAACACCGCGCCTTTCAGTTGATTCAGTTTAATATTGATCGGTCGTCCCTTACCAGGAATAACATCACTAATATCCTTATTCGCACACTTCGCGGTCAGCATCACTGCTTGCCTCGCCGAGCACGCGAACATGCCCTGGATCTCATTCCACGGGCATCCAACTCTCTGCATCGCCTGATCTCGCTGCGTCTCCACACCCTCACTACCTACTTGCCCGGTGATCTGCGCTCCGAAGAGCGAGGGTAGAGCACCGCTAATCTGCTCGCTGAGGCTGGTAATGATCCACTGGATCCAGGTGATGAGCCAAGGTTGCGGCGTAGGTGTCGGCTCAATAAAGATAAGCTCAGATGTAGGCACACCCGGCTGACGAACGAAAGGGCCGATACTGCCAGGAGTGTTAGTTTGCGTTCGCAACGCTTCAACATTGAACGCCTCGCTGTCCATCCATTTTTTTGCTACCGTGCGTTTCGCGAATGCTAATGCTAGATCGACTAGCTCATTGATATAATCTTGTATTGGGAGGAGAGAGTCGCCAAGGGAGCGGCGGTTCTGTCCTTTACCGGGGAAAGGGTGTCCGATCGTAAGATGGTCATCGATACATTCGTTTCGTGCGTACACGAACTCGGTCGCGGCTTTAACCAACTTACATCCGGCAGGGAACTTAGTAAGCAACTCCTCCCTTACCTCATCCTTCACTCCTGCATCGTAGAACATACTACGACGTATATACACATGCTTAACAACACAGTGACGGTTAATACTATCCCCAGTAACATACTGACCCGGGACCGCTTGGCGGACGTTCTCTCTCGCGATACGATCAAGCTCTGTCTCACCTGTCCCGTCCCCGCCGCCGCGAATCTTGTCCCGCATCCAGAAGAACATTGCTTTAGCAATAGACACGTCATAATCGACGCATAACTGGATCACCGGCATCTCTGCGATCTTATCTACATATATCGGCACTTTCGCTTCGAGCTTACCGAACGCCGTTGTGCGTACGCGTCCTCGCGGGCGTCTCGCCGCGCCCTGATCCACCGGCGATTCGTTCTTCACTTGATAATCAGTAGACTCAGTGGTATCCGTCGGGTCCGTCGGAGGATCAATCTCATTCTCCGGCACCGGCGGCTCGCCCGGCTCCTCGTACCCGTACTCATCGCCGTTCAGTTCGTAACGAGTCCAGAGGACAGCGCGGTCTTCGTTGAAGAATATTCCAGCGACGTCTCTGAGAATACAATGTAGATTATTATTCTTCGCCCAAATACTCTTCAGATCATCAGCGACCTCGGACATATCCTGGTCCGGGGGATGATCGGGATTCGCGGGGAAGAATTCTACGCGTGGGACTTCGCGCGATAACGCGGCGACGATGATTTCAGCTTTCTCGCCATAAATATTTGTTTGATACCACTGTTGGACTTGTTGTTGCCCAGCCGGTGCATATGGTCCGCTAGCGGGAACAGTCCAACCACCATTTCGGTGTTTAAGGAGAAACTGATAGCCCCTATTATAGTGAATAGCTTTCCAAGCTTGTTCTATTTCAATCCTTCTAGGAGCTACATCGGCTTGAGAGGCTATTCTATCAAGCTCTAGTAATGCATTTAACGCGTCCTCAGAAAGAGGAGAGATATCGCGTGGACTTCGGGGATCATCTTCAAATTCATCCGGAACATGAACCTCTGTCGCCGTATACATCGGTTCCGGAGACCAGTCAAAGGGCGCATCTAGACCTAACTTATTAAAGTCAATCGATTCTTTTTCAGGAGACGAAACGTCAAGATCTCGCATCCCTGTCTGATTTAGTTCAGGCATATTTCTCCAGATAGTCTGCGGCAGCACGCAAGAGTTCTGGACTATCTTTCATTAGACCAAGAGTTACGTTACAGTTATGACAAAGAATTCCACGAAGCTTAAATGGTTCCTCAATATGATCCACATGTGGGTCGTCGAGTTCACACTTACATATCCCACATTTGTGATCCTGAGCCGCAATCATTTCCTCGCGTTGCTCCGCTGTTATTCCATACTTCGATTTTAGGTGATAGGTCTTCCACGCCTCAGGATTATTCTGGCGATGCTTACGAGCATATTCCCGCGCTTTGGATGGATTACGTTCTCGCCAGCGACGATTGTATTCTTTCTGCTTCGCTGGATTCTTCTTCCGCCATTTGCGTTGATATTCAGTATGAGTCATTTATTTCTTCGCTGCTGCGTATCGACCGTAAGCTGTCCAGAAATTCTCCGGCGGCTTCGGGGTTGGGATCACTGGTGCGGGACCGGGGGAGTCGGGCTGAATCATCTGCTGCTCCAACGGTCTCTGATCGTTCGACGGGTGGAATAATACCCTCCCCGCGTTCCGTACGATCGCATCGGACGCGGCGCCTACATCATTCGCCGTCGGCATCTTCCCGCGTGCAAAGTTACTACCCACGTTTCTTCCCCCGTGCGAATTTCTTTTTCTTCTCCGGTAGCTTCTTGAAATCCGTAGCCGCCGACCATTCTTTGAGATCAACGTTCTTCATACTCGGATCGTCCTTGTGCGCGTACATGTATCTCTGTTGACTCTTAGACTGAAACGGCACTTATACCTCCACATACCAGATCGTCGTATTCGGCGCGATCGCATATTTACCGAACGTATGTCTCAGCGCCTGCGCGACGCCGACGTGATTCACATCGTGACCGCAGAGTAAACCTCCCAGTGCCATCCTTGCGTACCAACGATCAATGTCTCTCTTAACACTCGCGTACTCATGGTCACCGTCGATGAAGACCATATCGGGCGTTTCGATCACTGACGCCGCCGCGTGATCGCTACTGATCATCTCCACCCTTGCCTTCGTGCCCTCCATGTTCTTTCGGAACGTATCGGCGATCGCTCCCCGCTGCTCGTCCGTTAACCAATCCACATCCCTCGGTCCATGCCAATCATCGATCGCGTAAACGATACCTAACGCATTATCTGCTAACGCTCTCGTCGATCGTCCCAAATACGACCCAATCTCGACGATGAATCGCCTCCGTTGGGCCTGCTCAGCTAACCACGCAAGCTCCTCAGGCTGCATCCAGCCGTCGATCGTTAGTGCTTTCTCAATGTTAATCAATGCCCGCTCTCTTGGCCGCACTGATCTTATCGCCCCAAGTAATCTTCCTACCCTTCATTTTGGCGCTCATAGCCTGCTTCCACTCTTCAGTATGCGGCACCATTTTCTTTCCAAGCTTTGCTGCGCGAATCTTTGCCTTAGACTCTTCGGAATGCTTGAAACCTATCATCCAAGGCGTTTCCCGCGATATGCCTCTTCGCCGCTGCGACGCCAGTCTTGAAGCTTCTCTCGCTGCTGGCGTAAAATTCGTTCCTTGCTTCGCCGCTTTCACCGCGTCTCGATGATGCTGAGAACGTCTCTTTCCCTTCCAACTCGGAGGATTTTCGCCCCCATCCGTTAGGTTACGCAGGCAACCTGTGCCCAAATCTTTGCGCCCGAAATACTTTATTAATGCAATTTCCTCTGCGAAAGCCTCCGCCTCCGAGGGGAAATTCTGTACAAAGATCCGATCCAACGAATCTGGTCGATGGACTCGATGCCCATCGTTAACAAAAGCGCGGTCGTCGCAGCCTTTGCCAACGTAGTAGGGCGAGCCATCTTTTCGGAACCAAATGTACACGTAATACTGTTTCATTAGTCCAACGGTTCCGATTGGAAATCATCCCCATCCGGCCAGTCCGCATCAGGCGCATCGTGCTTCTGGGGATAATTACCTTCCCCTGCACCCGCAGCCATAGCTCCGTGATAGTGCGCTTCTTCCCGGCTAGGATGATCGCTGTGCTGTTCTTCCCCCGAATCCATCACCGTATGAACATGGTGATGCCCGGAGTTGTCATCGTGGGTGATATGCACTTCCTTAGCCTTCGCACCCATCGTCCCAGCGGCCTGACTGTTCACATCCCCGCCCATATCGCTTGCCCCGCCGGATACCTGCGCGGGCTTCGACTTCTCCTCGCGTGACTCGGGTGATTTACTCCCCTTACCCTCGACCGCATTAGCCTGTGCCCTCGGTCCCTTCTGCGACTCCATGCCGTCCTGCACAGCGGACTCACGATCACGCCTGTTCGCTCGGAACTTTGAGTTACTCTTTTTTCCATCTTTGCTAGCAAAGCTCATTAAATTCTCCTGTGTTTTTCTAAATACTCAGCCGCTAATCGACATTTCACTGAACTATCGCCAAGATGCCCAATCCCAACATTGCATTTCTTATGAATAAAATCGCGTAATTCCCCTGTTTCATGATCATGGTCTAAAACGGGTATTCCCTCTCCTGGATATTCTCCATAAAAAGGCTCTTTACACATGCTACAAATCCCAGACTGGGTAAGTAGCTTTTGCTCGTATTCTTCGAGTGTAATGCCATAGCTTCGACGAATATGAACGCGTTTGACAGATAGGCGACTAGATTCTCGGTTTTTCTCTCGCCAGCGAGTTTTAGATTCCCGAGAACCATTATCTTTTCTTTCCTTCCGGTAACAATTTCTGCATTTCCCTTTAGAAAACACCGGCCTATCAGGATGACAAACTGACCGCTTCTTTCCCTCCACTGTGAGACTCCTGTTGAGCTTCCTCAGCCTGCTTCTTCGCCCACTCAGCCTGCACCCACGCCCACGAGCCTTCCTCTGGCCCTGATAGTTTCTCAAAAGTCCGCGTATCAGGCTTAGGTTTGAATAGGTTACCGACTGGGGAGATGACAGGTATGATTACTGTCTCTAACGTCTCGATCTTCAGCCGCGCAGCTTGCAACTCCGAGCGCAAATTAGCAATGACATCGTCTTTGTCATTTAGCCGATGCTCGAAGTCCGCGCGAACGTCGAGTAGGTCTTGTTCGAGACGCTGGATCAACCGCGAACCGAACAACTGTCGAAAGAACAATCTTATTTTCTCTGCCAAAACGGGGCCTCCGGCTGGGTGAATGCTTGTGTGCGTTTCTTCTGCTCCCCAGCCAACTTCATCTTTCGAAAATGCTTCTGCCACGGGTCCATTTTGTCCATTTCAATCCGATCCCGCACGTCTTGGGGCATCTCCAAGTCTCTGAATCCCCCATACAACCCTAACCTGAACCCGTCATACAAATCGTCCGACCGCGCATCCGTCTTCTGCACGTCATCCAACTGTTTCTTATCTCGCATTAGCGTAGGAATCGCGTGTATGATCTCCTCACATGACCGAAGAATCACAATATTACCCATTTTCAGCTCGCTATACATATACCCTGCGGAACCGATACGGTCGCGAGTTGCGCGTGATACCGGCGGTAGTCCTCTCGCCCGTAACGCCTTCGAATATTCGTCCGCCGGAGAGTGAGACTCTAATACTCTGTTAAACTTCTCGTGCGAGAAGTATATCGCTCTCACCTTACACGGCTTTCCACTAATTAACTCGTACTGAGGATGATCCTGAGGTAGCCTCGGGTAATACGCGGCGTTACGTATCAGATCAGCGTAGTCGTCCTTTGTCACGCTCGTGCGCGGAGCGATCTCGCGGAAGCAAACGGTCTTCACTCTGGGGTCACCGCCCACAGCCGACTTCACTAACGCCTTCGTAAATAAATAAAACGCATTCGTATGTCCCTGTCCGCCCACCCCCCAATCCTGCCCTGCCCACACCGGCTGCCACGGTTGCCAGATGATCCTCTCCGGATCCTCCCGGAGATCAACGATATGATAATCGGGCGCCCAGCAGTCGAAGAACTGGCCCGATACACCGTCCATTCTCCCCTGTAAGAATATCTCGCGCATCGGTCCGGACATCGCGTTCAAACGATCGATCATCCCCGGGTCACGCTTCATGTACTCTTTGTTATCAAGAATTGTCGTGTGGTTATACGCGTAATTCTGGGGATCATAGAAGCAACGCATTTCTCCCGCCTCCAGAACATACCACCTCCCCTCACGATCCTGCCTCGCCCCCTCGGGCTTATTCCACGGTTGCTTCTTAACGAACTTTGTATAGTAATACTCCCAATGCGCCCCGATTGGGTTCGTGTCCCCGACGATCCTCGGTATCGGCACGTTCCCATACTCGTCCGGCTGGCACGCGGCGTTGACGAGGTTTCGCATCGCCAGTCTCTCCCAGATCTCAGGACTGAACTGAGCACACTCGCTGACTTGGATATACGGATACGCTTGGCCGAGATACTTCTCAATGTCTCTCTCGACATCGTTCGCGCAGCCACCGAAGACGATGCGTGAGCCATTACCGGTGAAAGTGATCACTTTGTTCGGCGACGCGACGTACGTGTACATGCTCTGGGGAATGAGTGTCCGCACGTCCTGCACAATGTTATCCAACTCGCTGATCGTGCGGCGGAGAACTAGAATGTCACATTTAGGGTACCGCAGGCAGTACTCAAGAATCCCATGCATGAGCTTGCCGACAGTCTTGCCGCTACGCTGACCGCCCACTTCGAGACACTCGGGAGCGCGTAACACAACGTACGTCCCCGCACCACGAGTAATCTTATGTAGTAACTTAGCCTGGGACGCTTGGAACTTGAAATTGATCCGTACCTCGGGCTCCAGCGCAGGCTTGCGGGTATTAGGCATCAGTTATGCTTCTTCGAATCCGACTCGAACGACTCGTCGACCGCCGTTTCGACGTCGATCTGTTTCAGCCTAGCCTCGTGATACTCTTTCGCGGCTTTCTGTAGGAGTGGGGTAGGCACGAACGTGTCGAGGATGTACCGGTGTAACCCCAGTACCTCCGCCTGGGTGTTAATCACATGCTTGAACTCTTTCATCATCGCTTCGGTCTCTTCGAGCACCTGGATCAACTCTCCCCTCGTGATCGGCTCATTCTCGTCGAAGTCAATATACATATCGTCATTTTCCATTATCATCTCCTTCAGTGAACTCGGCATCAATGAAATCTGGCGAACTCGGTAACGCTTTCTTTTCCTCTGCGAACGGAACGTCCGGCGGGGGAGCGACATACACTAACTGCACCCCACCCTTAGCCATCGCATCGAGAGCCTCGTC